AGCAGGCGATCATGTTCTGCTAGATTTACCGGAGGGTAATATCATGACGAAGTTTCATGTTATGCGCGGCGACTATCTCGTTAACGGCTATATCAGTGACTTGCACGGGCGTCGGCTGTACGTGTGCTCCCACAACGGTGCGGCGCACGAGTATGATGATCAGGGCGGCTATCCCGACTGGCGCGTCGGCCCGCTTAAAATCGACATTGACGGAGGTATCATCATCAGCGGATCGGTAAGGTTTTTGCCCGATGACGGCGAGATCGAGCGGCTAGCGAACCTCGGCATTCACTTCCCGGCAGCTTAAACTGGATTTAACATATATGCCGTTGACGGCAGTACAGCACGACTGTATATAAACAGCACAGCAGGCGATCATGCTCTGCTAGAGTTTACCGGAGGGTAATACGATGTCGGATCTTCAGCTGGTGGCCAAGTTTCTCCGCAGCCGCCCGGTTCGTTCGCCGCTACTTGAGCAAGTTGATCTTTTGGTGTCCGAGCGGACACGCGCCAGCAAGACCTTCGCTGGTCACACATTCACCGAGACGACCACCGTCAAAATGTCCCGGGGGCTGCGCGATGGGGGTCTGGTCTACTTGGTGGCGAGGTATTCCGGGCTCTGCCAGGCCATGAACTCCAGTGCGGAGTATACCGCCGATGATGCCCTGTTGGCACTCGATGATTACAACCGGCTGGCGGGCAACAACATTAAAGTGGAGGAAGTCTCAGAATAGTTTGAGACACATTGCGTAGTCTTTTGGTTTAAGACGGCGGATAGCAATATCCGCCGTTTTTTGTTTTTCCTGTTGACGGAAGTACAGGGCGGCACTATATAAACAAGCGACGGCGGGACATCGGGTTCCGCCAATAAAACCGGAGGGTTTTAATCATGGGTATCTATGAGCAAATCACGGATCAAATTATCGCTGGCCTGGATACGGCTGCCGGGGAGTGGGTTTGCCCTTGGCGCCGAGAAGCCTGTGCGACGGCGGTCCTCCCGGTCAACGCTGTGACGGGTAAGCGCTATCGCGGCGCCAATGTGCTGATGCTTTGGGCAACCGGGCTCGATCGGGGCTATTCCTCGCCTGTTTGGGCGACCTACAAGCAATGGTCATCGCTCGGCGCGCAAGTGCGCAAGGGCGAGACATCCACGCAGATCGCTTTCATGGATCGCGTGCAGAAGTCTCAGGTCGATACGTCTGGCGAAGAAACCGAAACCTCGTTTGTGGTGGCCAAGGCATATTTCGTGTTCAATTCCGCTCAAGTTGACGGCTGGGCGGCGCCGGCCGATGCGGTTACCTCGGTTATTGCTGGGGCGGATAGGCATACCGCCGCAGATGCGTTCCTGAAGTCGCAGAACGTTCCTATCTCGTTTGGTGGTTCGAAAGCCTTTTATCGAGTAGATAAGGACGAGATTGTTATGCCTGCGTTCTGTCAGTTCCACGATGCGGCAGGGTTTTATTCGACATGGTCGCATGAACTGGCGCACGCCACCGGGCATGCTAGCCGGCTGGATCGGCAGTTCGGCCGGCGGTTCGGCGATGACGCATACGCCGTCGAGGAACTGGTAGCCGAGATTTCAGCGGCTTTCACCTGCGCGCATTTGGGCATCAATAATGCGCCTCTACAGAACAACATCGAGTACTTGGCAGATTGGCTGCGCATCCTGAAATCAGACAAGCGCGCTATTTTCACTGCGGCATCCAAAGCGCAGGCCGCGACGGATTGGCTGGTCGCACACGCCGCGTAAAAGCGGCGGGGTTCGTCTTGTGCGGCGGGTGGTGGATGTCACACGCCGCATTGCTGTTTGCCGGGCCGTAGAAGCCCGTGGAAGCCGGTATCGGGGCTGTCCGGTAGGGGAGTAGCGAGGCGGTCTACGCGGGCTTCCTTGGGCTTCTATGGTTGGGGAGCGGCTAGTCGGTTTCCTCCTGCCAGTGCGTGCACCAGCCGAGCGGATCGATGACGCCCATGACGTGGCGGCACCGGTTTTCGCCGAGGTAGTTTTGACAGTCGTCGCATATCTCGTCGCCATGCGTAGACTTGTTTTGATATTTGACTGACTTCTTTGTCAGCGTGGGTTGGTCTAGAGCCTCATCTTTGGCCCTGACCGACAGCTCAGATTTTTTCGCAGCGGTATTAGATATAGCGTTGGCCGCGTCCTGCCAGCTAATCGGCGGCTGGGCTCCCGGCACCTCCATGACCGGCATATCGTCCGGGTCTAGGCCAGCGTACGGACTATCCGGGGAGTTGGCGACGCGCTGGCGGATTTCCTCGGCGGATATGGCGCCTTGCTCGGCTAGCACCGCATCCGTGTCCGCCTCCGTCTTGCGGACTGCGGCGCGGCTGGCTTCATCGAGCTGCCACAGCGGTACCCACTCGTAGGTAATTTCGGGATCGATGAAACCATATTCAGATAACTGGATAAGGTCCAAGGCATCTTTTACATGAATGTCGCAGACGTTCGCTTGTCTAGCTTGAATACTATCATAATGTACTCGTATCTCCCCTTCAGAACTCGCATTCAATCCGCTTGGGGTAATGCCGAATGCCTTGACAAGTGGAAGACCTGTTATGGAACTCATATGCTCTTGTGCTTGGGCTTGCAAGGCGTCTAGGGTACCTAGCGGGGCGGATACGTTGCCGAAACCTTCCGTATTCTTATCGATCATCAAGACGCCGCGATTATCTCTTGTCGCGGCGAATAGCTGAATACGATTGAATAGTTCGTCTGCATCGGCGGCGCCGCCTTGCAGGATGCCGAACATATTGGTTTCTAATACGTAGACCGTGAAGCTGACTAGCAGGTCGGTAACCGCCTGTCTCGTGCGCAACCAGTTGTCTACATACGGTTTTAGCATCTGAGTTAGTGCGATGCCGCCGAAATTATAGGCGGGTTTTAGGATGTCAGGTACCGGCCGGGAGTTGAATATCATCAGCCGGGTACTGCTGACTTCCTTTCCGTTCACAAACCATGTCTGTGGTTTGTAGTATGTTGGGTTGAGCGGGTCGCTGCTATTATAGTTATTCGGCGCGATCCATGTCGGGTCTATCGGGCGGAATGCTAGCAACTGGCCTTGGCCAATTTTTTCCTTTTTGCGAGGAAGCGGGGTTTTCAGCTCGATGACGTCATCTGTGGCTCCGGTATCGATGTATAACATACCAATACCGAAATAACCATCATGCTCAAGCGCTTGTTTGATCGCTTCCTTAAGATGGTATTTGTTTTTTTGTTTATCTGTAAGGTCTTTTACCTTTTCAGACTTTTCGTTCCCGACTGCGGATATTTTAATCCACTTTCGGGTCATTTCCTCGGCTATGATTTCAACCGGGCGTCTGTACTCGGCGCGCTGCGAAAGCTCGGCTAGATACGGGTAGCCCATAAAACCTATGCCTTCGGCAAAGGTTCCATGATATGCCGTATTCAGCCAATTATAGGTTGCAGGTGCGTTCTGATTTGTGTTCTGCCACGTATTTCCGTCCAGCGCGAGCGTGGTTTTGCCGTTCGGCAGTACTCCGGGCGCATACTGTGGAAGCTTGTACGTGTTTTGGCGCTGAAGGCGCGGATCAATCGGTTTTGCGTTGGCGTGAACTAGAGCATCCAGAGGAATTTTAATCTGAGGTTTTTTGGTTGTGAAAGCCGGGTCTATGCGCTGCGCGGGCGGAGTTCGGTTTGCAGTTCCAAAAAGCGATTTGATGCGGTTGGTTATCTGATTCATTAGCGGAATTTTTGCAATACGTCAGATGCTATTCGCATTGGTGGCGCAGTAGTTTGAGTGAGATTGGTGAATGCGCCCGCTAATGCATCCACTTGGTCATCGTGTGTGGAGGCCGGAAAAGATGCGAGCTCCTCAAGGAAATCTCGGTTCCAAGCGGATTGCACGATGCCGACGTTACCGATATTGATTTGTGCCGCAACCGGTGTTGCCCGGTTGGCCTTATTCGTATCCTCACGCTCTACGCTAACAGAATACCCAGCAAGCTTTTGTACGTAGAAAAAAGCTGTGGATTTTCCGCCAGCTCCAGGGTCTTGCGGAATGCGAATGCGGCAGAACTTGCCGTCCTGTTTGGCGGTATTAATAACCGCCGAGAGAACCTCGGCAGGATCGCCACGAAACCGAACGATATTTAGCACAACAAAACGACCATCTTGAAGTCTGCCGAGCTTCAAACCGACCGTATAATCAGGGTCGCGCCCGTTCATATTTTCGGTTGCGGCCAAATCCCAAGCTCGCACCATGCTGACACAATGGGGTGCTACGTCATACGTATGAATCGCCACCGTTTTGAATAGCGAACCTTCTATAGGTCTAGGGCGCTGCTGATAAAGCGCGGACCATTCACGTTCTCCTACCTCGCGGCGCTTATCATTTAAGATATGCAACGGATATTCTTCAGGCCAGAGAGCTTGACCGGGCAACCTGCCGAGCGGGTCCGGGATAAATTGTCCATCCTTATCGTATTGATCTTCTGCAATAGCTGGCATGCTGATCACACGCCACTGTTTACCGCCGGAAGCCATATCTTGCAGGAGCCTGCCAGCGAGGTCATCCTCATGCCATCGGGTCTGGATCAATACGATTTTCGCACCGCTGACAAGGCGAGTTATTACTTCCGCACGCCACCATGCATGCGTAGCATTGCGGATAACCTCGCTATCAGCATCTTTGCGCCCTTTGATCGGGTCATCAACGATAAACAGATGAGCACGACGACCGGTAATTGATCCGTCCACGCCTGCAGCTCGGTAAAGACATCCGTTCGATGTACGCCAGAGCTTGCGGCTATCGTTAAGTAAGCGAAAACCAAGCAAATCTTTATGCTTTTGAATACGCTTAATGATATTCCAGGATATATCGTTCTCTGCGTATTCCGATCCGTGACTGGCGCCTATAACTGCACGAGTTTTATAGTGACCAAACTTGTTTGGTTTGGATTGCGCCATAAACCAGATTGGAAACAAGATTGCGGCGTATAAGGTTTTCGCGTGTCCTGGCGGCATGAAGATCATCAAGCGGTCTATCTCGCCTGCGGCCAGGCTTTCCAGTTCCCGAATCATAACATCGTGGTGCGCAGCCGGGAGGTACTCCTCGTCAGCCAGTGCAGACACACACCACGCGCGAAAGCTCTTTTTGACTAGCCGACGATGTTGCTCGGCTAGGACATGTAGGTATTCTTCTAGTAGCTCGCGGTTTTCGGTATCTAACATAGATGCAACATTATATGCCGTATCGCGGCTAGCCGCGCCGTTTCTCGGCTACGCCGAGGGTACGCTCTAATTCCTCACGGCGGCGGATCAGCGCATCATCGTCTAGTAACGCAAAATTGTCAGATTCCACATTGACGTTGCGTTGTACTGGCGCACCTTCGATGCGAGACAAAAGAGCTTCGCTTGCCCTAATACGGTTTGAACCATATTCGTCCGTGGTCGCAATAGTCAGCAGATTGTCTTTTAATATCTGGACAATCTCACGGTCGCTCATTCCTGCGTGCTGTGGACGGTTGCGCATAGGGACATACCCAGCGCGCGGTCCGCCCCAACCGGCGCCATTAGCCGGCCGATGTTCGGGATGGTCCGGATGGAGCGGCGAAGCCGGCAATAGCTTTCCTTTGGCGCGCAACCTCTTGTCATGAGCTTTTCGTTTCTCCGTCAAGGCGATGCCGGATACGCCTTCCTCGATTTTCTTAATGGGAGGCTGGGTACCCTGATCAGTTTTCGTGATATGCGGCTTGACGCCGAAACGAAAGCGCTGCGGCGATGCATCCCGGTGCGATCCAAGATGCACGATATTATCGTCTTTTTTCATGCCAAAGCTACTATGCTTCTAGACACAACGGTTTCTACTTCGCGTCCAAAAATATGCATCATTATTCTAATTCTATCAGCTTTAGAATATGTGCATATAACATGTTGACCCTCATACGCGCCCGAGGTTATTATTAGCCTAGTGCCCGGGTCAATCTCAACATAACCTTTTGGTGTTTCACCAATGGATTGAACGCGAGCTAAATGACGGAGCTGCTCAACGGATTGTTCTGAGATAGTTGCCGGGATACCAGGTTCACGCTCTAAAACGCGATATATCCCGCGCGTGCTATAGATCGGATGCCAAGCATCCGACATCGCAAATTCTATTAAGATATAGCCGGGCAAAAGCGGACGTTGTTCAGTCCACGTTCTGTCGGGGTTCTTAAATCGTTTATGTTCTACGGGAAACGTAAGATGTAGTGCTCGGAACCCTTGATTTGTCAGATTAAATAGTGCCCGCGTTTCTTCTTTATCATGCGTCTGAGCGACATGCCATGATCTTTTATTTCGTGCCAGGAAGCTGTCTAATCTGAATCTTTTCACAACTGCATCAGACGGCTACCGCAGGCGGCGTACCAAGCACGCCGCCGAGTAAGGCGATGCCGCCACTGATAGCTTCGCCATCGATCGATCGTCAAGCGCCGCGAATATCATCAGTCGCGAGGTACTCGCGGCACGTACACGACCGTGGGCTCAAAGCCTAGCCGCTGCGCTAGACGCTTTGGTACCCGCTTCCTGCCCCGAACGATCTTATACATGTCACTTATGTCGATACCGTAACGACGGGCGCTCATTGGAATAGTTTCCGAGGGATGATCTGATATGTCGTCTAAGAGAGCTTCTAAAACGTCTATGTGCGAAAAAGTTTCCATAATAAGATGCTCTATTGTAGTCTATACGTTAGACAAGTCTATACACTAAGACAAATTCTAGTACGGCTAGGAGAACCTAGTACGGCTAGGAGAACCTAGTACGGCTAGGAGAACCTAGTACGGCTAGGAGAACCTAGTACGGCTAGGAGAACCTAGTACGGCTAGGAGAACTGTGTGATTTTTTGTTTCTTTTGGCTGTTTTGTTAGTTTGTTGGCCGAGCGAGCTTGCGAGCGATGCCGACACACTAACAAAACACTTGTTTAGTATCACAAAATAGACCATATGTACCAAAAGCATGCTTTTATGACGTAAAAGCATGCTTTTGGTACATTTTTAGCTGAATTTTTCTAATCTATATTAAAACACACTAACATTATACAAACGTGTTAGTGTTTCTACCTCGGAACAATAAGTGGTTTTGTAAATTTTTTACTTTCCTGCGCCCGCGTACGCGCCCGCGTAGTATACATGACGCGCGCGTACGCGCGGAGTTTCTTTCTCTGACTCTATGCCGTAGAGGCCGAGCTTTGGCTGGCCCTACGGCGAGGGGGCGGAAGATTAATCACTACCATTGACCTTTGAAAATGCCTTCCGCCTTCGGCGTCCGGCATTTTCAAAGGTCAATGTTAATAATTAATCTCCCACACCTCCCCGCAGAAAAGCTGTGTTTTTCAGAGGTACAAAAACCGTAGAGTCCGCGTACGCGCGTGCGAGTGCAGGCGCCCGCGTACGTGCCCGCACGCGCTCGCACGTACGTGCCCGCGCGAGAAACTTGTATAACTACCGAAATGAAACTACGCTAACCATAACAGATTACCGGGAAACTAAAATCCTTAATCGATCGTTGAAACCGCGCTAGGTAAAGTGCTAAGGGGCGGTATGATTAGGACCACGAACATGCACATTCGGGATGAAAAGCTTTTTAGCTTGTCGCAAATCGTCAAAAAGTTTGATGTCACGCTTATGACATTAACGCATTGGCGTCATGGCTCTAAGTTTAGATCACCCCTGCCGGTCATTAAAGGATCGAACGGCAAGTCTAGACGGATACGTGTAAGATCATCTGATCTTAAGAGTTGGCTGGAAATAAATAGACCTGATTTGTTACCTCGCTTCGAGGAAATGTGTGATGACCGATCTGCCGGACATAAATGACCTTACGGTTGAACAGCAGCGCATGCTGATGGATCGCCTCGCATACAAGCTGCAAGACGTAAAAGTCTCGCATCGACGCGAACACGTAGCGGTGTGGAACGCGATTTGTGATAACGTGGACACGGATAAGCGCCTGCTACCGCCGCTAGAGGTATTTGTCCGAACCTACGGCGCGCAACGTTATATCGCGCGGGCTGAAGTGTTCCTTGATTTTGTCCGCGAGTCGAGCAAATCGACTAATCGGGCCGTGCGCGCCGGTCTTATGAACCTTGTGGCGGAATGCCTGGCAACGGAGGTGCGGCGAGCGGGCAGATCTGCCACGCCGAAAACGCTGCTAGACATGATTAGCCACATACAGGGGGCCGTAAACCGCAGTTTTCCCGGCTACGCCGCCGCCGGGATGCTTGAGCGCGCCATCCTGCCTAGAGCGCGCGCCTAGAGTGCCGTTTGCCGGGCCGTAGAAGCCCGTGGAAGCCGGTGTCGTGGTTGGCCGGTGGATTGTAGCGGAAAAGGCCGCACCGGCTTCCACGGGCTTCTATGACGGTTGGAGCGGCAGCCCAGTGCATATATTATATTTAGCGGCGGGTTTGACCTCTAATCAGAATTTTGGGCGCAAAAAATAATGTTGACGTTCGATCGCGGGCGCTGTCTGTAGTGCTTGCAGGGACGCGATGCTTACGGCGGACATCCTCCCGCATGCGGTTATATAACTCGCATGTTTTATCCGCCTATATGGGTCTGACAGTCCGCGAACGCGAGCATTAAACGGGGGGTGATGATGTAGTCTAGAGCAGCGCGGTGCGCGCAGTAATTAAAATTTGATCTACATCGACATCGGCCTGACGACCTTGGGAGCTATCCGCACTGCGGATAGCTGTCACAAAGAGATGAGAAAAGGCAGACATGGAAAGCAACAAAGCTTTCCATGTCTGTTTTGTATGTAAAGCGTGGCAGCCCTGGATCGAACACCACATGGAACGTCCGTTTATTTATTACAAAACAAATCTTGGGCGAATGATATGCGCAGATTCGAGATACGTATTAAAACATTTTGGGACTAGCTCGGTTGATCTTGTTATGACCAGCCCGCCGTTCGCGCTGTTGAGCCAAAAAGAGTACGGAAATGTATCTTCTAGCGAATATTTAGAATGGTTTCGGCCGTTCGCGCTAGAGATATTTCGTTGTCTAAAAGACTCCGGCAGCTTTGTCATAGACTTAGGCGGCGCTTGGAACAAAAAATTGCCGACAAAAAGCTTGTACAATTTCAAAATTCTTATTATGTTATGCGAGGAAATCGGCTTCAGTTTAGCCCAGGATTTTTATTGGTATAATCCCGTCACCGTGCCCGGCCCCGCAGAATGGACATCAAAGCGCCGGATCAGGGGGAAGTCAGCGGTTAATACGATTTGGTGGCTGTCAAAGACAGAATGGCCGAAAGCAAGCAATGTGCGTGTAGCTTGGCCATATTCGGATGCTATGGTAGATTTAATTAACCGGGGCAAAAAATTCAGGGAAAAACATCCATCCGGGCACGCGTTTTCAAATTCCATTAGGTCGGATAATGGGGCAAGCATCTGTCCTAACTTAATCGCGGTTGCAAATAACGAAGCTAATAGTTTTTACCAGAAGTACTGCGACGAGCAAAAAATAAACGCACATCCTGCTAGATTTCCTGAAGCCATTCCGGAATTTTTTATCCGGATGCTGACGGATCGAGATGATATCGTGGTTGATCCGTTCGCAGGCAGCTGCGTGACGGGCGCGGTTGCGCAGCAACATGGTCGGAAATGGTTTTGTATTGATACTAACTCTGATTATCTGCGCGGCGCCGTCGGTCGATTTACACATCAAAACGACGCGAAAATAAAAAATCGCGGCGATTTTACTGCAGATGATTATTACAAAATTCCGCGACCTGATTTGTTATGGAACCGCCCGAACGGTGACAATTTACCCCGTCCTGGCACTCTATGGTATGATTCTTCCGATAATATGTTACCGCTTGACGGTGGAAAAAACTATAAACCGCGGCCAAGAAAAAAACGATGAAACATAATTGGCGGGGGTTGTTCAATGAAATCAAAGTAGCTTGGCGAGATCGCGGAAAGAATACATCGCAAAACAACGTTAACATCTGCTGCCCGTGGTGTGGCGATGATGGTGGATTTCATCTAGCCATTAGCGAGGAACACGGCGCTTACTATTGTTGGAGGAACCCGCGCCATGCAGGGCGTGATCCCCTTCGTTTGATCGCGTTTCTAGTCGCATCTCGTGATGCGGCTGTTCGATTGCTGAATAAGCATCGAAAAAATGTCTATAATCAAGAAATAACTAAAAAACCTGTAATTTCAGATGTATCGTCACGTTGGGATTTCTTTGATCCTGCATATCAATCCCATAGATGCTTAGATTATCTTGAAAATAAACGCGGCATACCTTATCCGAGGGAAGTGTGCCGGCAGTACGATATTCGACATGCGCCCGTCGGAAACTGGGCGGCTCGTATTATCCTGCCTATTCACAGCAACGATAAAGTTATATCTTGGATAGGACGGTCTATGCATGATCGTCTTTTGCCAAAGTATTACCTTTTGCCAAACTCGCCTGATAATCTCATATATGTTCCCCGCGCCGCGCGCAAAAACATGATAATAGTTGAAGGACCGTTAGATGCTTTGAAGGGCGCTGCTGCTACCGAAGATCAAGACGTGTCGTTTCTCGCTCTTATGGGAAAAAATCTAAATTATGGGCGTCAAGCGCGGATCAAAGATGCGTGCTTTCATTGCGAAAACGTGTTTGTTTGTTTGGATAACTCTGCTGACGTTTTACTAACAGCCCGATTTTCCTTGGTCGATACGCTTGCGCCTGTGTTGGTAAACAGTTACGTTCGTGTCGCGCGCGCCCCGGCTAGCGTGAAAGACGTGGCCGACATGGGGTTCGTCGAGATTGGCGAATGGGCGCGGCGGATTACGGAGGCGATGAATGGGCGACAAGGCGGTGACTCAAGAGCGGTTCAGGTTTTGCCGGCGGCGGCCGGTTTACCGGCCACGGTGGGGCGGTACATTTGAAATTTGGACAAAAAAGTACGTGTATAAAAATTTTTGGCGCGTGCGAGAAAAGTTCGGCACTCAGGAAGATGCCATTCAAGAGTGCATTGTGATCTTTTTGAAGTGTGCAGATCGCTATGCCGGCACGGTAGACAACGCACGATGGTTTATGTCGCTGTACACGCAATCCGTGCATAATGCGTGGGTCAATGCCGCCAAGGCTAGCACCAAAAGCGGCGGGTCTGTCTCTTTTGACGCCGCCACCACTCTTGTGGAAGCGCTATATCCGCAGGCAGCTGATGCTACGCTGGCAACCTCCATCGCAGAATGCGGTGCCGAGGTAGCAGACGCATTCATGACTATCGTGAATGCTCCGGGCGAATTTGCCGAGTTTTTCGTGGGCAAACATCGTGCCAACTATCGGATTAACGGCGTCGAACCGGCGCATATCAACACAATCCGCGACATCCTCCTGCCCAGTACGTAGACGTTAGCGATTTCCGCTATTGCAGTGTGCGCCGTGATCTGGCCATATGCGGGACATCGCGTACCGCATATGGTACGACGAGGTGTAGGAGCAAAAAACCATGGTGCGCCGTGTAACACAGTCTGTACGAACTGATGAGGATGAGGTCGAGGTTGATCCTGCGCCGAAGCCGTTGACCGGCCTGGCGGCGTTCAATGCGAAACGGGCTGCGCAAGCTGCGCAAGAAAAGGCATCTCAAACGAAAGTACGGCCCCTTGCGCCGGTTACGGCGCCGACGTCATCGGCTGATGACGAAGACGATGAGCTGGACGAAGCCGATGAGGCTGACGCCGACGAAGGCGCAGACGGGGCGGACGAAGCCGAGGAGCTGGACGAAGCCGATGAGGCTGACGCCGACGAAGGCGCAGACGAGGCGGACGAAGCTGATGAGGCTGACCCCGCAGTCGCCGCGCTGACCGGCATCCACCGGGAAATTTTCGTGTTCGGCCGTGCGGGCGATCCGACGCTAGCGCCACTACACCCCCGGGAAGCGGCCACGGCGCGGGGGCGTCAGCTGTATCTCAGTCGGCTGATGGATGCTTGCGGCGTCGCTGATGACCCGTACTACGATGCGCTGAGTGAACCGGCGAAAGCCTGGTTCAACTTCAATGGTCGCAGATATTCCCAGGGCCATCCGGTCCAAGAGTTCGATGATATGGCGGTGGCGAAAGCGCCGTCGCTCCGTCCTGTCATCCTGAAGCCGGCCGAACGCCCGGTGCGCGTCAAGCCGGCTCGGGAACCTCGCGCGCCCCGGGTCCGCAAGCACGGTCGGACGTACTACCTGCAGCTGGCCGTTGCTAAGAATCCGAACATCGCTCTTGATGATCTGATTGAGGTTATCGGCGGCGGGAAACTGAGTCGGCAGACCGTGCAAACGCAGCGGAACTGGGGTCGCGGTATGATCCAAGTGCTCCAAGAGCTGGGATGGACTGCGCCGGCAAAATAGAGTGTTTCACGTGAAACACTCTTAGAAAAGGGGCGGGAAATTTCCCGCCCCTTTTTTCGTTTTTGCCTGCTGTATAGTGTGGTCTATCCATTACGGAAGGCATGAGCGATGTACTCGAACGAACTAAAGGCGCAGCTAGCGCCGATCAAGAGACTGACAATTTCCGCATCTTTACCTCTCGCTTACCGGGCTTTGTACCTCAGTCGAAATTCCATAAAAGGATGCTTTTCGTCAGGCATCCTAGAACTCAAGATAGATCACGGCCTTACCGAACCGGTTTACGTGTTGGGCGCGAACTTCTTGGCGATTATCGATTCTCTGCCGGATAAACAAACTGTTGATTTGAGAATAGTTGATAATGCTCTGGCTTGGACCTGCGGCAACGCCAAAGGTCGCATTGCTACGCTAAGCCATGTTGATATGCCCAGCGTGGACGAGATTAGCGGCACCTCTTGCACACCGTCCGAGGAATTTTGCAAAGCCTTGGCGCTGGGCGGAGTGTCTTGCGGCAGTGTCGCCGCGATCGCGACGGGATCATACGGCGTAGCGCTCGATAACAGCGGGGATTTTTGCATCTATTCCACTGACGACGTGACAATTAGCATTTGTTTTTGCGATATCGAAAAAGACGTTTTTCCCAAGCTTGTCACTCTGGCGCCAGAAGCGGCCGATTTGCTGTCTAGTCTTATTGATACCAAAAACGGATCATTAGTTGCAACGGAGGAAGATGTATTTTATAACGATCCGCATTGCAAACTGCTAATTAAGCAGATGCCGGCCATGTCTAAAGATGTACCATCCGTCATCGCGGCCTATCTCGGTGGCAGTACTAAGGTTGAGATCGATCCGGATCGGGTCGGCGCTTTTATCAAAAGAGTTACACGCATTGCCGAGCAAAACACCCAGGTTTACGTAGCTTTAGGCATTAAAGACGAAAAACTTATCTTTAGCTTTGATGACGGTATCTCATCATCAGAAGAATATTATTTGTGCGACGAGCTTAAGGGTGTGCCAGACACAGCTCTTGTCCGGATCGACGCCGTGCGGGCGGCGCGGGCGCTGAAACACAGTTCGCGCATCGTGCTAGACCACATCGATCGCGGCCCGATCGTGTTTGAGGGGTCCAAGCCAGATTTCCATTACATCATCGCAGGGCGGCACGCCGCCTAGCAGGGATGGTGTTTGCCGGCCCGAGAAAGCCGTGGGAGCCCGTGCCGTCTTTGGCCGCTATGACGGTAGCGGCGCCGCTTGTATGGGCTTCCACGGCTTTCTGAGGCCGGCGCGACTAGCGCGGCATTCGGAGGTAGCGGGCTATGGGCTTTTTCACTCCGGACGAGGAACTAGACCGGCAACATAAGCTCGCAAAAACAATAAAAAAGATTAACAAAGTAAGAGATAAGAAATCTGTCACCGGCCCGAGTCTCGGCTGTGATGCTTGCGCGCTTAAGCGCACATGGCCGACGTTGAAAAGCCCTATGATGAAGATGACCGGTAACATTGAAACCGGTGATATTCTAATTTTGGGAGAAGCGCCTGGCGAAAATGAAGATTTACAAAATCAGCAATTCGTCGGCGAGAGCGGCAAGCTCCTGCGTGATATCTTGCCTTTTAAGCATACTAAAAGGCTCGCATACCAGAACATAGTTCGTTGTCATCCGGCCGGTAACGATACGCCAAATGCCGAGGTTGTGCGCGCATGCTCGATCCACCTGGAGCGCGACATAACCGCCCTGAAGCCGCGCGCGATCCTCGGAGTCGGCGGTACGCCGCTATCGGGCGTGTTTCCGGGGCAGTCGATTACGGATTTGCACGGCTTGCGTATGCCGGTACAGATCGGCAGTCATGTTGCGTGGTATTGGCCAATCCTGCATCCGGCTTTTGTTCTGCGCATGGGCGGCAGGAAAAGCAATGCTTATCCTGTGTTCCGCGCGGATATAACTAGGTTTTTTAGCGAAGTCGATTCTTGGGATAAGCCTAAGATGGTTAGCTTGTCTATAGACAGTATAATAAAACCAAAATCATTAGCAGAAGGCATATCCTTACTAGAAAAAATGTGCTTGCCTCTGTCTATAGACGTTGAAACCACGTCGCTTACGTCGAAAGAGATTGACGCAAAACTGTTAACCGCGGCTATTAGCGATGGAAACACAACCATAGCATTCTGCGTGGATCACCCCAGATTTCCAAATGATTGGGGCTTAAAGCTGCTTCATAAGGCGATTACTAAACCGTGGCTGTCTCATAATGCGGCTATGGAGCTTAAATTCTTTTTACGTTACTATCCTGATACCGAGCCCGCGCCGTTTGATGATACGCAAGCTCTTGCGAGATTAAAGTATCAGCGTGTAGGGGCGGGCAGCCTTGATATCGTATCTAAGCTCAATCTGGGCATAAACGTTAAAAGCTTAAGCGATCTAGATACAAAAAATTTGATGCTTTATCCGATCGAAGGCGTTTTGAACTATAATGGTCTAGATGCGTTAGCGACGCGGCTTTGCTACGATCGTATGAAAAATACCGTAGACAAAACCAATTACCAAAGACTTATTCGATCTATTCGCGCAGTTACCCACATGGAAATGATGGGAATTTGCACAGATCAAACTGAGGCAAAGAGGCAGCAAGAATATTGGCAAGCGGTAGAACGGGATGAAATCGCTAAGGCCAAAAAGATTTATGAAGTGCGTGAGTTTGAACTGCGCAATATGCGCCCCTTTAACATTGCGTCGAACAGCGATGTCGGCGAGGCATTGGCCGTCCATGGGAGGCTTCCGCTTCCGCCGAAAGCGGCGCGCGGTGGCAAGCGCGCGTGGTCTACCAGTGAGGAAGATTTGTTGAAGTGCGCACCAGATAACCCGCTTGTTCGAGCTGTGATAGCCTATCGAGAAGCTGTCAAGATGAATAGCACATATCTATCAAGTGTGCTTGAGGCGCCGGCTCGGTATGGCACAAATTATATTCATCCGAAATATACTATTCTTACAGTCCGCACCGGCCGCATGTCTAGCGTGGACCCTAACGCGCAAAACTGGCCTAAGCGTGACGCAGCGCAGATAAACCTGCGTAAAACGATTATCGCTAAGCCTGAACACATCTTTGTCGCGTTTGACTATGGTCAAATTGAGGCCAGGATCATAGCGTGCGCGACCAAAGATAAAAACTTAATACGAAAGACGATTGCGGGATATGATGTTCACGCATATTGGCGCGACAGGGCGTTGTCATTGCATCCTGACTACATCGAACGGTTTAAGCAGCTAAGCGGCAGTTTAGATCACAAAAAGATATTAAAAAGTGCTCGCGACACGATAAAGTCTGATTTTGTGTTCGCGGCTTTTTTCGGTTCTAGTGATACTTCTATAAGCGAACGCTCTGGATTGCCGCTAACTATTTCCGGTCAGATGCTTGATGAGTTATGGCAGGAGTTTCCTGGCGTTCGGGCTTGGATTAAACAACAGCGCCGACAATATTACGAAACTGGATGCATCTATACGTTAACCGGTCGTGTGCGTTACGGGATCGCGTCTGGTAATGAAATGATAAATACTCCTATTCAGGGTAGTGCCGCAGATATTATGCTTGACGCCTGCTCAGAACTAAGTGAGATGAGCATAGCGGAAAACGATCCGTATCTGCATCCCCGCGTCGCCATTCATGATGATCTAATGTTTGAGCTGCCGGATGACGGCCGGCTGTTGATGTATATAGAACGTATCTGGCCAGTTTTGACCAAAGTTCGCTATCCGTGGCTCGTGGTGCCGCTGATTATCGAGGCGAGAATAGGCACTACATGGCGCGATCTAGAAGACTTTGCGGTGTTTGAAGGAAAATATGCGTGATGAAAACTGATGTATGGTGTGGCGAAAGCATGAAGTTTTTTATCACACAATTCCCGGAAGGGTGGCCGCCGCATTACGCGGCAATGCGCGCATGCGAGTCGGCAAACGTCATGCAATGCGCGGTAGCGTTTAAGCTGCGGGACGTTGTCGGTATAGCGTTCCCGAATGATGATTCGTACCAGATAACTCGCGAGTGGCATGAAGATGCGGCTAGAATAAGATGATCAAAAAGAAACCTACAAAGACCGAAGCTTCGGCGACGGGTTTTTCCGCTGAATACGTGCGAGATGTATCAGAGATGATATATCGAGACCGTCTTGGTGAAAAAGACGTAGCTAGTATGATAGAGAAAGACGGTGATGGGGGCGTAAAACTTCGTCAGCGTGCGGGATGCTTTGATAGTTTGACTCGCTCATATCTAAAAATAATCCTGGAATTACCATAATGGGCGAAACAGAGTTTTCTCTGCCGCTAATTACCAAATATCGTCCGTCAAGCTGGGACGAGATGATCGGCAATAGCGAGATCATCGGCGCGCTACAGCGGCGATTGAGCGAGGCTAGCCGGCCCCATGCCTTCCTGTTTACCGGCCCGAGCGGCACCGGAAAAACCACCTTGGCGCGTATTGTCGCGGCCGAACTGGGCTGCGAAGTCGTGGAGATCGATGCTGCAACGAATAATGGCGTAGACGCCATGCGCGAGCTTGTGGCGCTAGGTAATTATCGCGCGCTTTCCGGGGCGGGCGCGCGTATGTTTATTATAGATGAAGCGCATATGCTCTCTCGCTCCGCATTTAATTCTATTCTAAAAATGATGGAGGAACCGCCGGAGTTCCTATTTATTGCCCTATGCACTACTGAATTTCAAAAGATCATACCGACTATCGTACAACGCTGCTTTCATGTAGCGCTACGTCCCGTAAGAACTCAAGACATCGTTGATTTGCTTTCAGCGATTGCAGAATGCGAAGGCTGGAATGCGCCCGCTGAAATTATTCATACGATTGCGGTAGCTTCAAACGGTAGCCCAAGAAAAGCTATATCGCTCCTGCAAACAGGCCATGATATCTCCGACAAAGACGAGCTTAAGCGCGTTCTGCGCATTACAGAAGACAATGACCCGATTATGGAACTGCTGCGCTTGTTGGTTTCCGGGCAGACTAACTGGCCAGAGATACAGCGGTTGCTTAACATGATTGAGCCGGATGTCTTAGAAGATGCGGCGACTTTGGCGGGCAGATACGTGACTGGTGCGGTCCTTAACGCGGCAACCGAAAAAGCTGCGCGTAGTGCTTGGGTTCTTCTAGACGCGCTAGTTTTCCCTGCCGATACATATGATCGAAAAGTGAGCTTCGTTGCGGCTATCGGTCGGATGTTATGGGGCGGCGCGGAATAAGCCATGATTCTTATATTTGATATTGGCGGAGATAATAGCGACGTACCTTTATGGGTTGCTATTCTTGAGCTGGTAATTGTTATAGTTGGTTGTGCCCCTATATTCTATATTATTTTACGAGATATTATAGAACACAGAAACGGGTGTGATCCAAATTACAAAAACCAAAAATGGTATATAAGATGGATTTTTGGTATATTCAAAAAACGTAACTAGCCATCCCATAAATAGGCTTTAACACGTTTTTTTTTGTAAACGGGCGCAAGATGATACACGAAATAGAATTTCGGCGGCTTCAAGAAACCCTGGTCATAGACATGATGTCTATCGATGAGACATTGATTCGTCTGCCGTCGAATCAGCAGCGCGCATCTGAGCTTTGCGCGGAAGCACTAAAACAACGTGATATCGCGCTGAATGAGCTTATCCGTATTCAAGCGGCCGTAGAGGTCGAGATTCGTGCTATCGAACCAAAGAAAACCGCGGCCGCCGTGCAAGCAGAAATGCTACTACATGAAGACGTGATTGTATGTCAGCAGAATGTAGAAAACGCCAAAGAAGACGCGGCGAAATGGAACGGCCTTGTTGATGCCATCAAACAGCAGGGGTCATCGATAAAACGCTTGGCTGAACTCATAACGGCCGGATTTTTATCCCCTAACACTGAATTGCGAAAAGAGATTAGTTCGGCGAGAAAACAAAAGACCATGGAACCCCGCAAAAAGGTATCTGAAAATGATGGATAATAACCTAATTTATGAGATTGTACGTGATTTAACATGGGGTACCATCGGCTTGTCGTGTATATTTTTTGCTTTGTTTGTGGTTTATCTAACCGCGCGTTTGGCGTCTTTTGGTTGGTATACATCTAAAAAGCAAGTCGAGAGGACAGAGTAATGCCGTTCAAATACGTAAAGCGTGATCCGGCGATGGTCGAAGCGCGCACAAATCAGGTGGGGGCGAACTACGATGGCCCGATTATTTCGGGCGTAAAAATATACTCAGTTCGGACGGGCGAAAATGTCATCCGGATCATGCCGGCAACTTGGGACGTAAACGGCAAAGCTCCGGAGCATTACGGCTACGACGTGTGGGTGCATGGGCGTATCGGCCCGGATAATGAAATGGTTATCTGTCTCGCAAAGCAGTTTGAGGACAAGTGCCCCATTTGCGAGGCGCGCGAGAGCTTGGATCGTCGGGGTGATGAAGAAACCGCAAAGGGCCTAAAGCCGGTTCGTCGCGTATTTATGTGGATCATCGACCGGAAAGATGAATCTAAAGGTCCGCAGATATTTCAATGCCCTTGGACCTTGGACCAAGATATAGCGAAAGCAAGCAAAAACAAGCGCTCGGGAACATATTATGTTGTCGAAGACCCGGAGGAAGGTCATGATATCTCTTTTGAGAAAGAGGGGGCTAATCTCGCCACGCGATATGTGACAGTTCAGGTCGAGCCAAGTTCAAGCGCACTTGCGTCCAACGAAAAACAGACGAATGCGCTTATCGAATATATTGCGGAACGGCCGATCCCCAATCTGTTGAACGTCAAAACCTATGAACAGATCGCCCGTCTTTACCGCGGAGGCGGTTATGATGATGAGCCGGCGGTGGCCGATCCGGCGCCGTCACCTAAGTCGCCGAAATTGTCGGGTTCCGGCGCGGCGAAAGCCGTCATTCCGGAGGATGAGCTGCCGACATTCGAGAAGCCGCCAGAAACCAAAAGAGTGCCGGAAAGCGCCGTTCCAAGCGCCGCAAAAAGCCGGGCGCAAGAGCTGCGCGAAATGCTCGCGCGCAAGAACCAGCAAGGCGGCAAATAGCCGCTTAGCACGTCGCTACAGGCCGGCAGGGATGGCTGCAGCCATCCCTGCCGGCCGGCGGCGCTACCGGCTTGTACGGCTCTCTCTGGTGCAGGAAATGGCAATGCAGCGGACACCCATAACGCCACCCGCCCGGCCGGCCGCGCTGGGTGATTTTTTGCCGTCTGGATCAATACTTTTGGACTGCGTACTCGGCGGCGGCTGGCGCATGGGGCGCGTGGCTAACATCGTCGGCGATCGATCGAGCGGCAAGACGTTGCTGGCAATCGAAGCATGCGCAAATTTTGCTGCGATTACGGATGACGTATCCAGGATTAGATACGTCGAAGCTGAAGCCGCTTTCGATGACGAATACGCCCATATCCTAGGCATGCCGGAAGGTCTGTCTACAATTTCCAGCGTACAAACCGTTGAAGCGCTTGAAGATGATCTTATAGAGTTTTTAGGACAACAGAAAGACCGTGCCGGCTGTTTGTACGTAGTGGACAGCTTAGACGCGCTCTCAGACGATAATGAAATGAAGTTGGAGCGCGGCGATGCGTCTTACGGCGCAGCTAAAGCCAAAGCGCTTTCGGAAATGTTTAGGAAGCGCATACGCCAGATCGAAGATGCGAATTGCCTAATGTTCATAATTTCGCAGCTTCGCGATAATATCGGGGTTCGGTTTGGGGAGACGAAAAAACGATCCGGCGGTAGAGCCCTAGATTACTACGCCACGCAGATTTTATGGCTTACCGAGCTTAAGAAGCTCAAGCGCACTATTCGCGGCGCCGAACGTGTCATCGGGATCGAGGTTGGCGCACGAACAAAAAAGAACAAGGTTGGTCCGCCGTTTCGTGATTGCGAATTTACGCTGCAATTCGGCTATGGCGTAGACGATGAAACTACGATGCTGAAATGGCTCATAGACCATAAAGCATTAGATGCTGTTACCGAATTTCCGGGTGAAGATATTGGGAAGCTGATCCCGAAGCTGCGCGCGGCGGGGGACCGGCCTAAGCTGCGCAAAATTCACGCGGCGCTGTCTGCCGCCGTGCGCGCCCGTTGGGCGGAGATTGAAGACGCGCTACAGCCGCCGATGAAAAAATATGACCGGGCAGAGTAGCAAGACCAAGGGCTCCGCCTGGGAACGCAAAGTCGCCATCGAGCTATCACTCTGGGTCACGCGCGGCGCCCGGGCGGACATATTCGCTCGCTCTATCGGCTCCGGAAGCCGATTCACCCGCGCCGCCGCGCGACTGGCGGAGACCGCGACGCCTGGCGATCTGATTGCCGCCCATGAAATGGCGTTTCCGTTCCTACGACTTTTTATGGTCGAATGCAAACATAGAAAGAATATTAGCATATCTGATCTAATCTTCAACGGTGTAAGCGGTAAATCTTTTCTCGCGGTCACTATCGCCAAAGCCAAGCAAGAAGCGGATACGGCCGGCTTGCACTGGATGGTCATCGCAAAGCAAGACCATAAAGAGCCGCTCGTTTTAATATCAGGAGAACACTGCGCTATGGCGTCAGACAGGGGCATATGCGCGGTTGCTATGCCATTCTCTTATGTTGACGATCCTATTAAAAATATTTCAATAATGATAATAAGACTAATTGATCTGACAAAATATGCTAAATGGAAAGAATGGCATAAACTGTTGACGGCTGATAACTTATGATAAATTGGCATAAGTCATTGGTGAGATATGAGACCTATTAAACAGCTTTTAGGTTTGGAACATCCCAGGTGTAAATGCGGTAAATGGGTGTCTTTTAGCAAACGGCACGGCTGGTATATGTCCGGGGATTATGGTGAAGAAACTCATTATATATGCCGGGATTGTTTACCGTCTTGGGATGTAAAAGACGGTAAAGGCCGTGGGCCAGAATTTAATTATTGTGGAATATATGAACCGGATACAAAGAAGTAAAAGAACGAGATCAGTTATATGATGAGTTTGCAGGACCGCATAGATAACTATGTTCTGGAAACGGAGTTCCCGCGCTCTTTGTTTGTCAGCGCAGATGGGCGGATCGTGGGCACTTGGATTATGGGCAACGATTATCGAGCTACGACATCGTTGTATGGAAGTTACCCAGCTGGTTATCTCCGCCGTATCAAGGCGCTGTTTCCGGATAAGAAATCTGTCTTGCATCTATTCAGCGGGTCTGTGGATTTATCCGCTTTTCCGGGAGAGACAGTAGACATTAACCCCGCCACATCGCCCACATACCTAGACAATGCGCAAACACTTTTGAATGTACCGCTGGATAAATATGATCTTATACTAGCCGATCCGCCTTATAGCGTGGAAGATGCTGAACATTACCAGACAACTATGATAAAAAGAAATTTGGTTATGCGGGCGCTTCAACGGACACATTCCGGTTGTCATATCGTTTGGTTGGATCAAGTTCTGCCTATGTATCGAAAAGATGCTTTTGATCTTCAAGCCGCAATCGGTATGTATAAGTCTACTAACCACAGGTTTCGCGGGATCAGCATCTTTTGTAGAAAGTGACAACATGATACTAACCGCAGATTGGCATCTAACGGATAAACCGGAGGATGAATATCGTTGGAATATTTTTGACGTAATCAAAAGTGTTTTGATCGAACATCCGCAGCCGGTTTTTATCCTCGGGGATATCACGGATCGCGCGGACAGACATCGCGGCGCGCTGGTGAACCGGCTAGTGGACAGCCTTATGGCTCTCGCAGTACAGGCTCAGCATAACATCGTAATCCTAGCCGGTAATCACGATGCGCCCGCGCTTGGGCCGCATTTTTTTAATTTCGCTAATGAGCTAAGACTTGCCACGCTCAAGGGCGAGCTTTATTATGTTTGTACACCAAAAATGTACTATCATCAGGGTAAAAGTATACTCTTGTTGCCCTGGTCGGATAATCCGCTTGAAGCCTGGAAAAAAGAAATAGAGCGTCAGATTGACGGTGTGTTTATGCATCAGCCGGTGACCGGGGCGGTTGGCGAAAACGGCGTGAGGCTGTCGGATGTAGCAAGCCTGCCAGTCTTTCCTCGGAGCTGTAAGATTTATAGCGGCGATATTCACACGCCGCAGCGCGTCGGGCGAATTGAGTACGTAGGGGCGCCGTTTCATATAAAATTCGGCGATAGCTATAAGACACGCATCCTTATGCTTAACAATGATTTGCGTATATCTAAAGAAATCACGGTTCGGATGATGCGCAAACATCTTGTTGAAACAGCTGGGTTTGATCTTCCGAATATAGAAGATTTGGAGGCAGGAGATCAGATAAAAATACGCGCGTCTCTTTCACCGGACCATATGGCGCAGTGGCCGGCGCAGCAGGAAAAGTTACGAGAATGGGCTCAAAAGAAAGAAGTAACTATTAGCAGCATTGAAACTATTGTTGCTATTCCGCAATCTATGCATGCGCCGGAGGAAGACCGTTATGTTACCGGCTACGATCCACTGTATGTTATTGGTGACTACATAACGAACAGCGAAAGGCTAACCGATGATGATCTGATAAATCACGGTATCAACTTATTGAAAGCGGAAATAGAATTTCAACGATCGGAACGGTGATATAACATGACCGAAATGCGGTGTGACAGGTGTCAGTATTGGCAACCCAGAAAGGCGCTTATCTATGTGTCCGAGTTTTCGTGCTGCACGAAAGTTTTTGCGGCTTCGGAGATCTTGTCGCCCGACCAAGAATTAAATCCCCCATACGCCGATCAGAAGATATTCGTTTTCGATGATTATGATGCACAAGAAGTGTGGACAAAAGCAGATTTTTTCTGCGCCCATTTTACGCAGATAAAAAAGAAATATTAAATGCGCAATGTCCATGTTGCAAGCATCACCATCGAGAACTTCAAATCGTTCGTGAATGCGACAACTATTCATTTTACCGAGACCGTAGGGCTGATATTTTTCGGCGGAGTAAATGAGGTAGAACCGCGTCTAGGCGCCAATGGCGCCGGCAAATCCAGCCTTTGGGACGCGCTGATCTGGTTGCTGTATGGCAAGACCGCGCGAGGAAATCTCGCGTCGGAAATTACGTCGTGGGGGCAATCCCGGCCCCGTGTGCAAGCGCTGTTTCGTATAGACGGGCAGTTCTTTTGGCTTGAGCGCTGGGGTTCGCCGAATAAGCTCTACACAAAAGACGATCAGAACGAAAAGCCATATGCCATAGATCAGCGTGATGTCGAAGTCACTATTGGTCTGACATATAAGCGCTTTCTGCAAAGCGTAATATTTGGACAGATGGTGCCGCTATTTCTCGATTTAACGATTCCGCAGCGCGGCGAACTGCTCGACGAGGTGATGGATTTAGGTCTATGGCTTCGCGCAAGCGAGCGTGCGTCCAAATCCATGGCGGAATTTCAAAGCGCAGCCCGAAAAGCATCCAATCAAGCTGACGTGCTGGCGGGCGAAGTGCGCGGGCTAGAATCTGAAGATGCCATACAAAAACAAATAGATGAATGGGAAGAACAGCGCCATAAGCTTATAGAGATCGAACTCGCAAAGATAGAAGCTCTAGAAAAAGAGCTAGACGTATCCCTAGAAAACAAAAAGCTCGCCGAACAAGAAACGGCTGGCGACAGTCGCGCCATATCCGAGTGCGAAACTCGGATATCTGAGCTTACAGAAAAGATAGAAACCGCATCGAAAAAGCAGTATAAATGGCGCGCAGAACGTGTAGAACTGGATGTCCAGAAAGCTTTTTTTGCGAAACATCTTAGTCACAGTGGCGCATCTTGTCCGCAATGCGGCCAGATTATGACTGAGCAGATGCTGCGTTCAAGCATCGCGAAAATTCAGGAAAAAATTAAGGAAGCTGAGAAGGAGGAAACCAGATACCTCGCACAGCGCGATAGTCTGAGGAAAGCGCTCGCGGGCGTGACATCGCGACTAGAGACGCTGCGTCGGCAGGACCGGGATATCGAAACCCGGATCAGCATGCTGTCTCTGCGGATATCCGCGCAAGAGCGGGCGATCGAGGAAGCGATTGCCCGAGTGGAGCAGCAGCACGCATCGCACGCAAATCCCCACGCCAAGCGGCTACAGGCGGTCTTACAGCGGCGCGCCGCGCTGGCCGCACAGATAGACGAGCTGCGCGCGGAAGCGGCTGTAGCCGCCGCTAATGCCGCGCGTAGCGACTATTGGCGCACAGCGTTCAAGCGGGTGCGGCTGTTTTTAGTCGCGCGCGTGCTCACGACGTTTGAGGTCGAAACCGCGAACGCGGCTAGCGTCTTAGGTCTGCCAGGATGGCAGATCAAATACGCTACCGAAGTAGAAACAAAATCCGGAAGCATGAAAGCCGGCATTCAGGTTCTCGTGCAATCCCCGTTGGCGTCGGCGCCATGGGAAGTATGGAGCGGAGGCGAGGGGCAGCGGATCAAGCTAGCTGTGTCGCTCGGTATGGCGGCGATGATCCAGCGCAGCGCAGGTGTAAATTTCACGTGGGAGGTCTACGACGAACCAGCCGCGTGGCTTTCTTCCGAGGGCATAGACGATCTTCTAGAATGCCTAGATTATCGCGCACAAATTACTAAAAAAGCGGTTTGGATTATCGATCCGCGCGGTTTTAATTACGGCGGATTTATTGAACAGTGGCAAGCTATTAAAACCGTTACGGGCACTTGTATAAGGAGGATAGGCGCAACGGTGTCCTAACGGAAGGGTTACATATGTATTTCGATGTAGTGACGGCGGTGGTCAACGGCGAGCATCACGAGCTTTCGCTCCGCAACTTGGCGATCCTGGCGGCCGTGCACGGCCAGCCGGAATGCTCCGTTCGTGACGTTCACCAAAAGCTCGGCATCTCCAAACCATCCATTACCCGAAATGCTCAGATGCTCGCCGAACTCGGCTTGTTGGAGATCAAAAAAAGCAATATGGATCGGCGCCTCGTATATATAAGCCTTACCAAAAAAGGCAAAGGTTTTTGTAAGAAATATGCGAAGCATGACAATGTGACCGCGTAAAAACTAACATATAAACGCGAGGCATGTCATGGCCAAGATCACGATTGAAGCGAACGTTATCGTTTCTGCCATTGAGATAACGTGTCAACCGGGCGATTCATTGATCGTTCTTGACGACTATGTTGTCGGCGTCATGAGAAAAGATGCGACGAGTGAACGCACTGTTGACACAAACGTGTCTTTGAAAGTGCCAGTTCGGCGAAAAGCCAGAAACGACCTTCCGACGTTGGATGATGTGCTGAAACTCCTGAAAAAGTACCCAACCGGACTGCAAACCCGGCAGATTGCGGATAAACTTAACGTTGAAAACGTCTCAGAGCGTAACTCCCTAGCTAACATGCTAGCCTCCGCATACAAGAGAGGGGAACTATCAGTTTTGGATAACAGTCAGCGGTTTAAGCGTTACAGACTTCCCACAGTACAGGAACCAGCGACATGATAACTGGTAAATATGTCCCGCCGACAGAACAACAGCTTGATGACATACTACGCAAACATAGGGAGGAAGTAAACGCGATACGACGATCGCTAAACTATAGAATTGACGATTTAGCAAGCCAGCTCGAAATAGAGAGAAGCAAAGCGAAAAATCTTCTAGCTACGTTGAAGAAAATTAAGACTAATTTACAAGCGGCCGAGAATACGATTATGGCGGCGAGAGAAGCCGGTATAGTGTTTGATTGATAAACCGTGAAAGGCTTCCTCGATGGACGAGAGCGCATCAAAGCCAGTATTAAAAATCGCGGTAGGTGGCCCGCGCATGTCGGGCAAAACAGCTCTAATCCAGAGCTTGATTGTGATGCTTGAAGGCATAGGCGCTCACGTCCATTTTCATGATGGCGACAAGCACAAACAAAAAGAAAAACGTCCGTTTAATACGCTTGTCGGAAAACAAGTCATTATTTACGAGATTAACGCGCCCGTTAAGCACATTGATGTCATCGATGGTGTGACGCCAGATCAGGATAAGGCGCTGGCGCCGAGCCCGGAACCTTATCATGTCCGCGATGTTCCCGAGGCGTCCCCAACTAAGAGCGGCCACAAATCCCCGCCGCGCGAACCCATAATTCGCGAGCCCAAACCGAGGTTAAATCTGCCGCCATCGGGCACGAGAGTTACCTTGTGGCCGGACAGCGATGTCCCGCAAAAGCGCGCGCAGATTACCCGGAACAAATCAAAATGATTATCATATCTATACAGCAGTATGCGCCCGTATTTTGGGGCATCTTTATTTGTGTTCTCGGTATAGCCGCCACTGCGTATGGATTTGCATATTTGTGGAATCTGAGTGGCGGCTATATGCGAATTTTCAAAGCCGCCTTGATCGGCAGCCTGTGGGCGGCCGTAGGGACCGTAGCGGTCCTTTCGGGGTTTGAGCGGCTGATCGATGTCATCCTGTGGGCGGCCCGATAGGGCGCTACAGAAGGCGCTATAGGCCGGTATGGGCGACAGCTGGGCCTAGTCCCTGCCCAGTTTTTCTCTGGCTTGTGGCGTCTTCTATAGCCGTTCTGGGGGCATCGTGCGCCGGCACACCCGGGCAAGCCCGGCGGCGTCAATCGGTCTAGCATGTCTTTCAACAACAGATGAGGAATGTGCTCATGTCTACATCTACAGAGACACATACCGACGTGCCAAATAAGATATATATTACCATTTATGGTGATGATAGCGACGCTCTTTGCGCGGTGCTATCTTCTATAACCTCGTTGTTGTATTCATACAAGGTTAAAGTCGAGTTCGCCGATAATTCGGCAACAGATCGCGCTTTGCGCATTATCGAGGATAAGGCGCAAGCTTTGGTAAATCAGAAAGTTCAGATACGAGCAGTGATATTTAACGAGGACGGTTACGCCCGGCCGTAGCGCGCATTGTATGTTACCCGCGTAACATTTTATGGGAAACGTGTCGTGAGCGTTTTAGTTAGTAAAAGCGTAAAAATTGACGGGCGCCGAACAAGCCTCCGTATGAGCCCGGAATTTTGGAACGCCATAGATGAGATCGCAAAAGAACTCAATCAAGGTCGGGACGCATGTATAGACATGATATGCCGCCAAGCGCGGCCCGGAAAAAAACAACCGATCTAACGCGATCCGCGTGTATGTCTTGCTATGGTTTCAAAACAAATACCACGAAACGCGAGATCAAATGGGGGCACGCTATGCTGGGTAAGAACGCGATCGCGCCAGTACTTGCTGATAATTGGAAACTGAACGTTCACAGCGTGTGGTACACCATCCGCAATACCGGTCCCTGGATGGGCTACCCTGTCATCGTCATTCGGCTGGCCGGCTGCAATCTGCGGTGCTTTTGGTGTGATGTGGATTTTGAGCGCGGCGCCAAAGAGATCGAGGTCGATGCTCTCGTTAATACGATCGTCGGCCTTTCGCGCACTCATCGGGTGCGCAAAGTGCTGATTACCGGCGGCGAGCCGATGATACAAGCCGGAATTGTCTCTCTTATCCATCAGCTTGCGCGGCAATATATTAGGTTTGAGATCGAGACGAACGGGCTGGAATGGCCGGCAAAGATGGAAACCGTCCTGCCGTTTGTTACGATCAACGTATCCCCCAAGACACAGCATATTATTGAGCAAGTTACCAGGTTTGCTGGCGCATGGAGCTATGTCATCGCTGCCGGCGAGACGCATGTGACGGACGGCTTGCCGATGATGAGTACACAAGAACGCGATGAGCCAACGAAGATCGCACGGCCTTTTCATCGGTACTCTAACACATTTGTGCAACCCCGGAATGATGGCGATCCGATCAAGAACAAGGCCAACACAGACGCCGCGATCAAGATCGCGATGAAATTTGGATATCGTCTGAGCCTTCAAACCAATAAAATGGTCGGTCTGGACTGATACGAATGCAGCCAGACCTACGGGGATCGCTAGAAGAAAACGTATTAACATTGCTAGTCTGGGACGATAGTAACGCAACAACCGTTGCGTTATCTGTTCGTCCTGATCTTTTTTCTACAAAAGCTTATCGCGAGATTGCTGCTGCCGCTACTGCTTATCTTGATCGGTTCGGTCGCGCCCCAAAAAATCACATCGCCGATCTTCTAGAAAACACTATCCGTAAGGCGGATGGCGGCCATTTGATCTTGGATATCATATGGCACATGGAAAAGCTGCATCCTACATTGCACGTTGAATACGTGCTGTCCGAGCTAGAGCGCTTCGTCACGCTGCGCACCATGGCGATGGCCCTGGAAGACGCCGTGGAAGCTGTACACGCGGGCGACATCGAGAGGGCGTACGAAGCGCTTAATCAACAAATCAAGCCGGTAAACTATTCGCCAGGCATCTGGATGCACGATCCTGATGCGGTTCTAAGTTTTCTAGATCACACGGAGGAAGATCGCTTTTCTTCCGGTGTCGAAGTGCTAGATCGGCGAAATGTAGTCCCGCAGCGGAAAACCATGACATTGCTCGTGGCGCCAACGAAGCGCGGCAAGTCTTGGTACCTGGTGAACGTCGGCAAGGCTAATATGATGATTGGCCGGAGCGTTCTGCACATCACACTTGAAATGAGCGAGCAACAAACAGCTAAAAGATATGTTCAAGCATTATTCGGGCTAACACAGGAACATTCGGCGCGTGTTCGTATACCCATTATCAGACGCGATAATGACAAAGATGATGGGAATTTTTTGGGCATAGATTTTGATACTATACAGACTGAGAAGCTAGACGCGGATATGAGAACTAAAATAGCCAACAAACTTAGGGCATTAAAGAACAGAAAACCTATTCTGATAAAAGAGTTTCCAACCGGCTCGCTAACGGTGTCCCAGCTTAAAAACTATCTGGAAATGCTAAAACGTACGAGCAGTTACGTTCCCGACGTTTTGCTTGTGGATTATCCTGATCTAATGGCCATAGACTCGAAAGATCGTCGCGGCTCGCTGGGTAACACGTTCGTGCAGCTGCGGGGAATCGCTGTTGCGAATAACATGGCTTTGGTCACAGTCACACAAAGCAACCGAGATTCTGATAATGCTAACGTTGTCGGTATTAGCATGGTGTCCGAGGATTGGAGTAAGATCGCAACCGCTGATACGGTACTTACATTCAACCGAACCGACGCAGAAGAAAAGCGCGGGCTCGCGCGTCTTTATGCAGCTGCTTTACGTGGACAACAGGGCAATTTCTTCGTTCTCATAACACAATCTTATATGACAGGTCAATTCTGCTTGGACAGTGTATATTTCGATAATGCTGTCAAGGAGGAGGCGAGCAATGCGGGCATCGATTAACGGCGGTCAGCCGCTACGGCGGGTTTATCGAATGCAAAACAAGCTTGGCCAAGGGCCTTTCCATGGCAGTAGTATGTCATGGCTGGACGATCCGGAACATCTTTCCCCTTCTCAAAGCTTGGGCAGTGTTACGGATGATTTTGGGTATGGCATTCTGCTGGAGCTTTACGCGGATTTGCTAGAGCATGGCGGCTATTTTGCGTGTGGCGTCAGTGCGCTGTCCAAGATAGACCTGTGGTTTAGCGCCACCGAACAAAAGCGGCTGGCCTTGATCGGCTTTTTCGTCGCGGCATTTTCGGATGTCACGGTGCTGTACGAAAACGACAATCAGCTGGTATTCTGGCGTAAGTCTCCTTTGTCTGACGGGTACGAGCCTATCATACAAGTGAGCGAAAGTTCCGCTATATCGGCATGACCATCAATCCGGAAATTATTGAGCGGTTTTTGAGGCAGCGCCCAAAGCCCGGGCCTGATACTAAAAACATGCCGATAGCTGATATTGACGCGCTAGTACGTCAGCACATCGGCACGGATATGTACTTCAAAACCGAGCCCCGGCTGTCTCAGTACGTGGGCGTAGCCTTTGCGCTCATTCAGCGCCGAGCTCTCCTGTTTCACGGGATGCGCACGGGCAAGACCAAGTTGTGCTTGGACTGGGCGGCAAATCTGCGCCGCGCTGGGCTATGGCGGGGCAAGGGGCTTGTGATGGTGCCCGCGCCGGTCTTGCTGGCCATATGGCAGACACAAGCCCATCGCCACACGGACCTGAAGACCGCGATCGTTGGTACGAGAGAAGACCAACTTATCCAGGCGATCGAAAGCGATGCCGATCTGGTCATATCTTCCTGGACGGGGTTACAGATGTTCTGCACTGTAACCAGAAAAAGCAAAAAAGGAGATAATAAACGGTATATTAACGTAGATATATGCCAGAAGTTTGCGCAGCATTTTACTCTATCGATTATCGATGAAATCCATATGTTTGGTAACCCGGATGGATTACCATTTAAGATAGCTAAAGAGTTTACCCAAGCTTGCACTTTTCGGGTTGGGTGTACTGGCACGCCATTCGGGCGCGATCCTTTTCGGATATGGGCACAGACATATTTGATTGATGAGGGTCAAACCCTCGGGCGTAACTTTCATTTTTTTAGTACGGCGTTCGGAATGGAAGAACCGATATTTTTTAGATCGCCCATTAAAAAATGGGTTTTTGATAGACGAAGATTGCCGACATTGAAAAGCAAGCTAGCCGGCATCTCCCAGTCGTACGAACGTCGGGAATTTGAGGAAGGCGTACAACGAAACGTTGTGGAACTGACTATGTCCGGGGATCAGCGCGATGCTTACTGGAAAGCGATGTCCGAGGTAATACAGTACGAAGGATCGGACATACAGATAAAATCAGCGTTCATTCGTACGCGACAGATAGCTAGCGGATTTGTCAAGTTTGCCGATACGAATGGGCAGGAAAGAGTAATAAAGTTTGAGAACAACATAAAATTGGATTGGCTCAAAAATCTGTTAACTGAAATCGGGGATATCCAATTTATTATATTCCACGAGTTTACCGTGACCGGCGAAATGATTTGCGATGAACTCAAAAAGATGAAGATCAAGTATGCTTGGCTGCACGGCGGCGTAGCCGGTAAGGGGGCAATCATTGAGAAATTCCGCACGGGCGAAATCCAAGCGACTGTAGTGCAGTCTGCGGCCGGCGGGATGGGCATCGAGCTGGCGGCGGCCGACTACGTGCTGTTTTTTGAGTCGCCGTTGGACTCCACCCTCCGGAACCAAGCCGAAATGCGCGCGCTCGGCGAGGCGCGCGGCGGCCGCCCCCTAGAGATGGATGACCTCACATGTTCCACGGTGGAAAAACGTGTGCTGGAAATGATCAAAGACGGCCAGGATGTTATGACCAAGGCCATATTCGATCGCTCGCTATGGCGCGACGCCATGTCTGAGTTTGAAAAGTAACGGCCGGGATATCCCGGCCTTTGTCGTGTCAGAGGGGAAATATGTAGTGACTTCTACGCCCGTTTTCTCGGGCGAGAGTTTGGACCCTCTTTTCGTGTCATGATAGTCTCTGTGATACGCATAATGCGTATCACAGTAATAGGATTTGTGTGAGTAGCGGGTTAGTTCCCATGTGGGCCGCGCGGAACACTAATAATGGCATCCCGTAGAAAAATCCCAGCCATCGCAAGAAAGGTTAGATTTTCCGGCTATATCACTCTCCTAAATGAAAGCGGCTCAGGGTTAGTTACCGCTTCGACGTTTTATATAGCACTACGCTTTAGATATGTAAAGCGGTATGCGAAAGAAAATAGCATAATTTTTATGAGCATATTCTGTTGACCGAATGCCCCGGACGTTGTATGTAAATGCCATCAGCAGGCGATCACGCTTTGCTGTATATGCCGGAGGGCTATATGACCGACGCGGAAAAAGACTACGAACGTCTTAATGCCATTCAGAAGATGCACCTAACGCTGCTTCAGGAGATCCGCCAGGAGCGCAACGATGATTTCGTCAGGCTGAAAAGCCTGCCCAACACCAAGTTCGCCGATTTCTACCTAGGGCGGATTTCTGGGTTGAATTTCGCGATCCGCGTCGTCGAGGGATATTGGCGCGATCCCCCCGTCAGTATGGATTCCAGCACGGATTGACATATCAACCAGCGCTGTATATATACAGCGCTGGTTTTGTCATTTGCGTTTACCGGAGGGTAACATGAAGTATAAAAGGCGCGTCCCGGCCCGTGTTCTGAGAGCGATCGATCGCCTCCACAACCGTGCGTCTGTCAAGCAGGACGAAGTTGCGGCCAAAATCTGCGACGAGATACTAGACTGGGCGGTAGGCGGCATGTCGCTAAGCCACAAGCTTGACACGCCACAACAGACACATACTGACAGAGAGCGGGCGCCCATGTGGCTTCATACGCTAGATACGTACTATCAGCCGAATATCGGCCGGTACGGAAGGTACGTATTGCCAGACGGCGCCGCTCAGGTCATTCTCGCATATCAACCCCCGCGTTGTGACCCGCAAGCTACCCTAATCGTGAGATTGGCCGGCGAAACCAATTCTGAAGCGGCAGCGGCATGGGCTGAAGAATACCTCGCACGCTATCTTGAGCGAGTCGAGGTATTAGCTTGTTCAGAAAATGACCGGGACATATCTCTAGCGCTGCTTGCCCAGTCGTTTGCAAGTACACTTCCGGGAACACCTCATGATTAGTAAGACAGAGATCAAAATGCGTCAGGCGATATCTGCTTTGGATAAAACATTTTCTGGGCGCGCCGTGGTTTTAATTGTGACATCAAAAGATGCCACAGAAAAACAAGAGGTCAATTTCGTCACCAACGCAGATTTTACCTATATGCGCGCAGTGCTGGAATCCATGGTCGAGGATTGGTCGCTTATTCACCGTGACACTCATGGGAGACACTAGCCGTGGACAAGTCAGATTTTACGCTTCGCGATGTGCCGATTTCGATAATTAATCGGGCACTTGATCTGTACAATTGCCCCCGCGAGACTCGCTTGCTTTCGGCCTGGAATGCTCTATACAAAGCTGATGTCAGCAAAGACGCGCCGGACGGCCCGTACACGCCATTTGCGCAAGCCGTGGCAGAGTATCTGTCCGAAGTTGGGCCGTGGGGCGAAGGGGGTAAATACTACGGCGAAAACGGCTATAAGATAGATTCCAGCTTGACGTAGCCGATCCGATTACCCAGCTGCCATAGATTATCATACACCCGTTTAACGGGTGTATGATAATCTGTTACCGCGAATAGGGAATCAAGACAATGGACGAAAAAATTCCTATGGAATTTTTAACTGACGAGCAAGTCGAAGACTTTTACAAAAGCTCTATTCGTATGGCCATGGAGATCAACAATTTGATTTGTGCAGCGCGAAAAAGGAACGAGCTTTCTGAAAAAGGCAGATTCATCGTGCCCGGCTTGGCAGTGCTCTGCGCCTTCGCGATTGCCGGTGATTTCGATGATCCGGAAACGTTTGATGGAGCGCTTAATTCGATATGCGACATCCTCCGTGACGCGGCCACACGCTCTTTTCAGGCGAAAGCCGTACATCATTAGGCGCGACAAGTTTTGGCGCTCATAAAACCGGTTTTAGTAAACCTTAAATACGGAGACCTTGACGATGAATATCCTAAATCTCATAGGCGACATGTCAGAGGAAGAAATAATGCTAGATTTCTTCAAAAGGTCTAATAATGTGGCCGGATTAATTGATAGTCTCTTGAACAACGCCCGTAAACAGGGTGTTGCCTTTGAACCAAAAGAATTTTTGGCGCCGGGAGCGGCCATATTCTGCGCCGTCGCTATCGCGAGCGGCAGCTCTGATAGAAAAGCTCTAGAACATAACATCACTGCGATGCAGGAGCTTATAGACTTGCAGGCGAAACACGCATTCAAAAAGCTGGAGGAAGAATACCAACCTTGATACTACTCTAGATTACTAAACGATTTTTCATAGACTTACACAGGAGGATGATGATGGCTTTTCCGTGGGTTGATGGCGTTCGCTATGGCAACGCCCCGATGAATCTGCGACTAGCGACGGCGGAAGAAATCGCAGCGGTGCCAAGCCCCCTACCGCCCGCGCCGACGTGGTGGTGCTTTGGCAATATTTTTGATCCTGTCGAAGCAGAAGCCGCAAAGCGGGCAATACAAGAGACATCCGCGCCTGTACACCTAGGCATCGCCGGCTACGGGATTAATGACCCCTCGGTTATTGGTATGTGGTCTAAATCCGGCGCGAACGTAGATCGGTTCTTTGCCGCGTACTATCGGCATGTGCGCGCACTTAGGGCTGATGCTGTACGGACTGCCACGTATGGGTGAAATGGCGGACTACATGCTGAATGGCAATGATTGCGCCGGCTGCGGCATGCCGTTCATGGATGACAATGCCGCCAACATCCCGAGGTATTGCTCCCGCGAATGCGAGCCTGTCGGATATCGCACGCCGTCGCCCAAGCCAAACAAAGGCAAGCGCACGACGCCATGTCCAGGCTGCGGAAGATGGCTGGCAGGGGCATTCGCGCTCAAACAACACCGCGCCATGAAAAGACATTAACGGATGATTGCTACATCAGCGGTACATACTCACGATCCGGGCGGTAAATCAAAGCCGCATTGGCCAATCGATTCCAAAATTCGCGCCCGGTTCTCGGAATGCGGAAGGTATCGATACGAATTAGAGGAAGTGTGGACAGGCGGACATCCCCGTCTCGTGATGTGGCTCATGATGAACCCCAGCGTTGCCAGGATTGAACACGCCGACCCGACTCTGATCCGCACCGGACGATTTTCGCGGACCTGGGGGTTCGGCGGCCAGCTGATCGGCAATGTTTATGCCTATCGTGCGACCAACGGTCGCGAGCTGCTCCGTGCGGGTGATCCAGCCGGACCCGGTAATGATGCGGCGATTCTGGCGATGGCGGCGCGCGCCGAGATTGTGGTGCTAGCTTATGGCCAACTTCCGACATTTCTGCGACCGGGCGCCAGAAATGTGGTCAACATGTTACGCCGTAGTAATGCGCGGCTGACATATCTGCGTTTGTCGAAAGACGGCACACCGCAGCATCCGTTATATTTGCCAGGTAATCTCGAACCCCAAGATTTTATTTGATTACAAACAGGTGTGCCACGTCCTGATTTGCATCAGGACGTGGCTGGCGCACCCGGAGGGGTGAAGCAGCTTTATAGCGCCTATCAGCCGCAGTGCCGTCCCCGATGGGAGCCGAGCAGTGGCCGAACGATGGTGCGGCTGATGACGACAGGCAATAGAGACGGTTAATCCCACGGGTGGGGCGGCTTCTGATGTCTGCGAGAGAATAGTGGCACATGCCAGCGTGTCTGCAAAGACCGCCCCGCGCTCAACGCTTCGTCAGAGACGGGCGTACAGGCCGCCGGGCTACGCCGCCGGGGTAGACGACCCGGACGCGGGGTTATCGGTCTGGGCGACGATCCTGGGCGACGATCCTGGGCGGCGGGGCGGGCACTGAGGTGGCTTACCGTAGCCGAGGGTCGAGCCCGCTGCCGGGCCGGAAATATGCTCCGCGCTCCGTAATGGGTGCAGGCAGTAAGCGACGCAAGGGCGGCCTTCAGCAGCGGGGCGCAGCCGCACCCTCCTCGGGGCTCGCCGTGACAGTGTGCAGGACCGGATTGCCGTCAAACGCGCCGCCGTACCCTTTAACCCCTACGGCCGGACGAACAAACCAGAACCCTGTAGTAACCCCCACGACCCCCGCACTTAGGGGCGCCGCCTGCTGCCTGCAGGACTACGATAGCGTGATTGCTCGGGTTTGTATAGGGGTCGATAGCCCGCACGTAACACGACAGCGCGTTATGGGAAAGTTCCCCTAATGCGCTGTAAAATCGTTTGAATATGACCTTATTCGATGCCGTTGATCAAGTCATGGCACATTGTATTAGCCAAATATTTTGAGACACTAGTATCTTCTCCATAAAATCTGTGTAAGACGGTGCGATTAGTATCGCAGACAGCGTGCCCGACTGCGATACTAGAGACGTTGCGCAACTTTCGGCAGATTCTCGCGACGAAGAAATCGCCGCGAGGTGTGAACTAATCAAAATACTCAGTCTCGCTCTTTTCGGCCATATTGAGTTCCCATATATCAGACAGGCATGATTACCGGTCTGATGTTTGTATAGCAAAATCCGCCCCAACCGTCAATAGCTGATCTTAGATATTTTTATATCATATGCCTAAGATCAGCTATTGACGGTTGGGGCGGATTTTGCTATACAAACATCAGACCGGTAATCATGCCTGTCTGATATACCCTAGCGCTTGCCGGCGCTGTATATCACATATGACTAGCACGGAGAATGACATGTCTGATTATCGAATTTTGGTTGATGGCCGCTTGACCACAATCGCCGATTTTCAATCATCGCGTAATCCATGTGTGGAGGGGACTTTGTCCTTTCCATATGACGCTATTCCTAATCTGCCGGAGGGTTTGACGGTGTCTGGCAATCTGGAACTGGTCGGCTCAAACATTACGAATTTACCGCGCGGCCTTCGCGTCCACGGAACGCTCAATCTGGCGCACTCAACCATCACGGAGCTACCGAGTGACTTGTTTGTCGGAGAACATTTGATATTGTATAAAACCGGAATTGCCGAGCTACCGGAAGGTCTACACGTCGGCGGCGAAATTGGCATTCGCGGAACCAAAATAACCAAGTTTCCGCAATCAATAATCGGCCGGCACGACGTGCCATTCGTGCCGGACATTGATCTTCAGCTTTGGAATATCCTTAATTCCGTCGGATATTTGGATATGTCGGACTGGCATAGATGTGAAACCACGCATTGTCGCGGCGGCTGGGCTATTAAGCTGGCCGGAGAGCGCGGCGAAAAGCTTGAGCGCGAAGTCGGCTCTTTGATGGCGGCGGCTATGATCTATCAAGCCTCCCGACCGGATCAGGGATTTCCCGATTTCTTTGCCGGCCGTCTGGACGCGCTGTCGGACATCCAGCGGGGCGCTGAAGCTCAGAGAAGCATATTGACGATTTCGGGTGATACCCCCGGTTGACGCAGAACAAACAGCGCTGTATATATACAGCGCTGTTTTTCAATATGCATATGCAAACTGGAGATCTCTCATAATGAAGAAAGTTGTAATCTGTTTGTCAGAAGACGAAACTGAAGCTATAATATCTGCTGCCCACATCGGAACGATAGATGACGCTATCGATAATATCGGTTGGGATCGAAAAAAGAAGGCGGCGTATCGACGTGCGCGCCGCAAGATGTATTCTGCGCTTTGGAATTACAAACGTCTGAATGAGGAAAAACATGAGCAATAGCGGTCTTAGCGAGTGGACGTCAGCCCGTATTCGGACGGAAGTGTACTGCGGAGCGAATGGTGACAAGGCAAAATATGTTTTTATCCAAATACACCACGGGAAAGACGAATTTTCAACGCACTTGATTTGGGACGGTGACCTTTGTCCTACCGCCGAAGTTCGGGCCATTTTGAAAGCTCACGGCTATAGCGATACTCCGCCGTTCGCGAAGCTCAAACAATAAAAACCCCGGTAGGATATCCTACCGGGGTTTTTCGGCTTCGGCGGGAAGGGGTTAGTCCGAGCCGAATACGACGATTTTCTGGCCGCCGGCTAGCGTCACTGTCGGAGTAGTCGGCGCGACTCCGGCGGCGGGTGGCACGCTCTGCGCCATCAGCCGAATGTCCAGCCATATATAGTCGGCGGCGGCTGCTGCCAACGCGGTGTTGAGCGCAGTCACGGCGGTCTGCACGGCGCCGTAGAGCGTGCTGTCGGTGGTACTGTTGTCCGACCCGCTCACGTCTTGTTGCTCACGACTTTTATCGCCGGCGCTGCGATGACCTGCAGCTGTGATGCCTGTGTCGTGATCTGGTTCGCCAGCGCCGTCAGCGAAGCCACATCCGTGCTGGCGCTGTTGAGCGCGGTCTGCGCCGCTGATGCGATCGGATCCAGCACAGCGATCGCGGCATTGATGCTGGGCGCCAATGAGGGATCGGCGAGTGCCGCGATCTGCGCCAGCCCCTTCGCCGTACCATAAAAATTGACGGCCGTGCTCAACGCGGTTTGGGCCTGCGTCAAGGCATTGCTCGCGGACGTACTCGCGGTGGTAATGGCCGCAGTCGAAGCGGCACAGCCGGTTGCCGATAGCGCGCCGAGTAATGCGATGAGAGCGGGGGTGCGGCTGGTCATGGGATTATTCCTCATTCGTAATTTCGTCAGAGACGGGCGTACAGGCCGCCGGGCTACGCCGCCGGGGTAGACGACCCGGACGCGGGGTTATCGGTCTGGGCGACGATCCTGGGCGGCGGGGCGGGCATTGTGGTGGAGACAGAAACCGGCGGCGTCACAGGCAGGATAACACCGGCCGGGACCGCTGGCACGCTTTTGGCCGGCGCGGGGATCGGCGATGCCAGGTTGAGGTGCAGCGCCAAAGCCGCCTCGATCTTCGCCGCGATGTCAGTGGGCGTCTGGCCGAAATATGCCATGGCCTTTGGCGCTTGGTCACTGACATAGCCGATGGCGAGCTGGAGCGCGGTATTCCGAATCGGTACATTGCTAAGAAACTGGTCACCTTGCTGCTGGCCGTAATTAGCGGCTACGCCGACTGCATTGGTGATAGCGGTCTGCAGCGCTGCGCGAGACGAGGTGTCTTTCACGTAGCGTTGAACGAGAGACATTAGAACCGGCACCGCCACAGCGGCGATAACGGCCAGCACATCATTAAAGACTGGCACCAACGCTGCCGCAGTACCGGCCGCGTAGGCGGGCACAGCAAAAGCCACGCTGCCGAGCAAGATCAGCTTATTCATTGCGAAACCTCGGATGCTTTCGGAGTTGAGGAGGGTGTCGGTTCGGGCGCGCCGGCCGGCGCCGTGTCCACCACATGCAGCGGTTCTGTCCAGGACGTGGCCAGTGCTACACGCGCGGCTAGCCGATTGTTAAAACCGCGTTCAAAACGGCGGTAGTCAGACCGCGACTGATAATATCCGGCCTGAAAAACCGCAAGTATCTTGATGAGCGTCGGTGGATCACGCTCTTTCAAAACCGAAAGCGTGTCTCGCCCGATCCAGCCGTCTAGATCGTCATCGGTCATGCCGAGCGCTTTTTGCAGGCACAGCCCTGACGCATGCACTCCGCAGTTTACGGCCATGTCCATTACCATCAGATCAAGACCGCGCGGTATGTCCTGCGATCTGGTGGCGTGAAAGTAGCTGACGGCGTAAAACGGTACGACTTCGTCCCAAGTGAGGCGCTGCATATCGTACACGCTTACGGGCTTGCGCGTATATGCCTGCCAAGCGCGCAACGTGACACCGAAGTTTGTGGCGCCGCCGGGATCATCGGGATTGTCCACGAAGCCGCCTTCGGACTTTTTGACGAAGCTCATGATAGGCGCAAAGCTATGTTCCACGCGGGGCTCCTATTCTGTTATCACGATCGGGATATCCGCACTGACGTACACATGCTCAGGAGCGAGAATCGGCAACCACCCACATTGCTCGCTGATGACGGAGTTGTACATCCAGTTGCCGGCCGGGATAGCGGGCAGAAGCGGAACGCTCACCACGACCTCATTCTTGCCTATGTGTGTGGATGGCGTATCGATACTACCAAGATAGTATATTTGTCGTACAGGCGGACCATTTTGATATACAGGCAGGTAACGCCAAACTTTCCAGGTAATGCGCGAGATGCATCGTTCCGAGCGGGTGATGCTGTATAGCACATCCAGCGCTTCGCCGCGCTTGACACTGGTGTGAAGCATGACCGGCGGCGCGTCCTGGCGCACGCTCTGGCCGCTTTCTACGACTTGCGTGAGAATGCTGCCGAGGATCATCCCTAGCAAAAACGTGACGCAGCTCTGTTTTGATGGACGCCATTTGTACAAACGGCGCCACTCTTTTATTTTGACATGAGCGCGGATAATACCTTGGGGATGATCGGCCACAAATAGCCGCCGAATACGGCTCCTGCGATCAATATAATCGCTTGTTCTATTGCGGAACGTTGTATGGCTCGCCTGCGCGCTAAACGGTCCTGCCGCTGCTGTACGCTCTCCGTCCATGCTTCTCTCACCTCTTTTACGGAATCGCTATCTTCTAGATCGACATCAAACAGTCTAAAAGCCGCTCTAATAGCATCTTCCGCTTCTGTTTTTGCTAGTCGTCGTATCCGATCATCCAAGTCCCCACTTTGTGGCATGAACTGCCCCGAAATATTATTTGTTAGACCTTTGTTTTATATTGCTGTTAACAGCAATATCCCGCTGCTCGATACAGCAAAAATCGCTGTGTGTCCGTTGTTGAGCGATATACCGGTGTTTACCGCATTCGTTTCAATCTGGTCACCGCTGTACGGATATACCGTCAACATTGATCCGCATCTGTTGAATACGAAAACCATATTGCCGTTGAACGTCGCGGCTTGCGGCAGCACAATTCCACCGGAACCGCTGGCGACTAATATCTGCGCGAGCGACGTGGGCGTGGCCGTGAGCTGATTTGTGCCCGCTGCGACGACGGTGATGGCCGGCAACGGCTGCGGGAACAGCCCGACAAACGGCGGCATGCCCGGCTGCGGCGGGCACCATGTGGGATAGGTCATGCCTCGATCCTCAACGCTGATGGCGGAAATTTCGCGCTACAAGCCAATATAGGCGCGGCCGGTAGGCTAGAGCGGTGATGCCTGTCGCCCGGCTTGTAGCCGCTTCCGGCGCCGCGCACGGGCCACTGGTCAGTTGGCCGGATCGAGCGGCGGGAAGGCTAGGTACCGACGGCTGATGGCCATGGACACGTGCCATTGCCACGTTCGGCCCGATGCGCCGATGGCTTGCGCGGTAATCGTATATAGCCGCCCCGATACGCCGCCTCCGAGCTTAGTCCCGATGACATAGCCTCGATAAGCTAGCGCGAGAACTTGTAATTCGCCGGTTCCTGTGGGGCTTACCGTGATATTAACCCTAGATATTGTATCTTGACATATCGCTATTGGATACGTGACATCTAGATAGTAATCTAGGATATCGCCCGGATCGGCCGTTGGCCACGTCAAGCCGCTATTAGTCATCGGCGCCGCTTCAGTCGGCGGCCGGATCACAAGAGTTCTCGGCGAATATGTATCTTGGAAAATCACGGATTAACTTCCCGCCGGATAGTCTGGCCTTTTTGGCAGAGATGTCAGTTTGTTTGTTATGACAAGACGAAGCTGCTTTCTGTAATATTTCCAATCTTCAGGAACGATAACGTTATTCTCAATACACCTTAACACTGTTTTGTCAGTGGCCACTATTAGCGCACGCGCTTCAGCGGCGATCTGTTTTACGACATGCTCCGGATCGGGCTGCGGTTTGGAAAAAGCCCAGACTTCGCCAGTCTTTTTCGCGATATCGCCGACTGCCGGCATGGGGTTTATTTCGTCAACCCGCACCCACACCCAATCTTTATGAAACCGATTTGTAGGATCAATGCGCGTCAGTTCGGCGATCTTATCATTTAAGATCAGCGCCCATGTAGGAATAGGTGTCATTAGTATGAGTACTCCCACACATTAACTAATCCGGGGCCGCCGTTGCCGCCGGCCGCGCCGCCGCTGCCTTGGCTCTGGGACGATCCCCCGCCGCCGGCCCCGAAACCGGTTGCATTGTATCCTATATTCTCAACAGCGCCTTGGCCTGGCGTGCCCAGTGCACTGATACCTCCGTCACCGCCACGAATGGTATTATTCAAAACTCCTAGAACAATCTGGCCGTTTCCAAGGCAGCCAGAGACGGCGGATAGTCTGACAACGCCCGACGCAAATACAGCCGGAGTAACCGAGGCTGTCCCCGAAAAGGTCTGCGATGTAGATGCGCTCGCAACCCCAGAGCCACCAGCATAGCCTCCCTGGCATGAGATCAGCGAACCAAAAGAAGATGATCCGCCCGCGCTCGGCGGATTGCCGTATTGATCGCCGCCGCTGCCCGCAGCGCCCACAGTCACGGTCACGCCCGAAAACCCGCTCGTGATAAAGCCACGCCCGTAAGACCCCGAGTAGCCCCCCGTCCCGGTGGCCTGCTGGCCGCTTCCGGTTGGCGGGCAGCCACCGCCACCGCCGCCGGCGGCTTGCACGTCCACGATGACGAAATTGGTACCTACCGAAGGTGTGTATGTCGCCCCGGAATTAGACACTGTGAATTGTTGGATGTTTAACAACCTTCCCTCGGACGAAGATCGCCATCCCGTAGTGTTGGAGTCTGGGTTATTAGTATTGTTATCAACTTCGGATATCCATAATAGTCCTGGATAGCTCGCACTCATGAGAATGGCGTTTTTTGGGTAACCACCAATAGACGTGCAAAAACTGCTATCGTAAAATACAGGCGCACCAGCTTGCTGCCACTGGTTCCAAAGAGTAATCTGTTTCAAAATACCATTCATATCCTGGCCAAAAGGCCAGGAACCGCCGACACCAATGGCGATAAAGCAATTTGGTGGAAAACCGTCAGTTAATGAAGCAGCGCCATTTTGAACGCTTTGCTGCGATGCTTGCGGAATTGATCTAATATATCCCGTCCCAGCCGCATTTGCGAATGGGATCGGAAACTTTGGCGGTATGCTAGTATCTTGCATATGCTATCCATTCACAACTGTAAGCGCGACACCAGCAGGTTTTGGTAATATTCCAGATTGAGTTACAATCGCATAATTAACGGGGGACAGAACGGTTGAGAATGTATACGTCATGGTCATATTTTGACCATCCGTCACGTAGCAATTCCCGATGCCCGGAAACAGCGTCATAAGAATGCTATTGATCGCTTGGATCGATCCATCACATATATTAGCTAATGCTTTGGCATATATTAGTGTGCGAAAAGCTGCATCGGTTAGCGCGTAGTTTCCGGTAGTCGTTTGACCGGAATAAAACGGCTGCTGATTAAACGGAAATTCAGACGCATCCCCGGCTTCCGCAAAGCCGAAATATGTCCCTGATGGAACTTGCAGGACGCGCTGCACACCAACGATCCGCCCCCAAACGTCTAGCCCATAGCCTTGGGCGGTAGCAACGTTCCAAATGTCATCATAAAACGAGTTGAGGTTGGCTTGCGGGTCTATGTACGTATTAAAATTAGTGATTAACTGCAATAATGTCGGGGAATTTCCGTACTGACTTATTACGGTTTGCTCTGGATTTTGCATTTTTATTGCAGTGTCAGTATTACATTCGCGGCGTAAAAAGCGGGTATCTGGTTTATTTGAACGACAAGATCATTCAAGTTAGGGGCTACACTTATGACCTGCTCACTTGAAACAGTAAGCGTATTACTCACAACGTACACGCCCGTCCCGCCTGTCGTGCCGGAGCTTTGAGATACGATCGTCGTGCCGGGAGTGATCTGTCCGGTTGTGTCTGTGAGAACTTGATTAAGCGCAAGGGTGCCCGACGCAACGGCGCTCACAGTCATATTCGTGCCGCTGATCGAGGCGGTAAACGTCGCGGCTGGATTATTCGGCGAGCCGACCAGTATAGATATGATCTTTACCCATGAGCCGACAGCCGCCACAACGGGATAAAAGTTGCTGGCATATATCGTAGAACCAATGCGCGGGCGCACGCCCGTGGTGCCCGCAAACACAGATTGAATAGCGGCCTGAATGGTGGCTAGCGCGGTGTTGGGCACTTGTGTGCTGTTTTTTAATATAACGTTGATAATGATCGGCAGCGCGGCCGGAATTTCATACGTAACGGAGTACGGAATTGGGGCGGAATATAACGGATTGCTGTCATAAACAGTAATAGTTGTGTTTCCGGTATAACCGCAGCCAGGGGACTTTTTGCTGAATATGGCTTGAGCAACAGCTGACGAGATACCACCTGATACACAGATAAATATAGAATTAGCCGCAATCGTCTGCCCCTGAACGGTCACCGGCGCCGACGTGGCATTATCATATCCGTAATAGTCTAAAACGCCAGACACCTTTGCTACGGCGCCGATAATTGATCCAATCGCACCAAAGCTGTTTCCTTCAACGGTCTGCTGTCGGCGTATTTCAAACTGTGTACTGGTTTCAACAGCGTTGCCGAGAACGCCCGACACAACCGTGACATCATCCCAACCAGGAATAGCTTGATATATAGATACGGTTTCCGGAACAGCTATCGGCCCGGTAGTCTGATTAGCAAAAGTGAGCGTAATACTGCCGCCGGTTGGGATAGTTCCCGCTTCGGTACAGGAATATATGTTACCGTTTGGGTCTTGTATTAAAGCGCCTATTGGGATATTGACGTTATACAATCCGACGCATGTAACTTCAATAACCGTCGATTGCGCCGGGTTTCGCGTGAGAAAATATATGCGCGCAATCGCGTCTTGCATTCGCCCAGACGAATAAGCCGGATCAACCAGATTAGTATATAGCAGGAATTGACTATTACAATCGCCGATAATTGCAGCTTCAGAAGATGCGAGCTGGCCTTGCGGGGAGCTGAGCTGCTGACTGAGATTGCCCCCAAACGCCGCAGTCAAGTCGGCGAACAGGCCGGTCAAAATCGCGCTTTCTTGCGGCGCGATAAAGCCGTTCGGGCCGAATGTGACGGTCGGGACGGAGGTGGTACCGCTCATTTAGAAGCTCGCGACTTGTGTGATGCCGGTACTGTCCACAAATTGAATTTGTCCTGTAATGGTTCTCGTGGAAAATGATATGTTTGTCAAATAAACCACGGCGGAAGAAACTCCGGAAACCGTATTAGTTTGTGCGAGAATGAGGGATTTTAGCATCTGAATGTTTGGCAGCTTACCTAGCACCTGCTGAAAATACGGAAGACCTGCCGGCGTGTCATACCAGAGTTCGCCTAAAAATGTCCGTACAGCGTTTGCGACGCATTGAGCCGTCGCATACGGGTCGGACGCAACGGCTATATTTCCGTCTACATCTAAGCATAAATCCCATATAGTCTGATCTAGGAGAAGGGTGGTGGTCATACCGGTGGCCCCGTATCGCTGCTACCGACTTCCACGCCGGAATGTACGTGGCCTTCCAGGGATTTGCCTCCGGCAACGACATCATTGCTCACGTTGACGGGGCCGGTCATGCTGACATCCCCGCTCGATCCGCTACCCTGTACCTGCGTCACTTGGCCGGCCAAGGCGATCAGCGGCGAATCGATGACTACGCTATCCGTGGCGCCGATCTGGACGGTGGGAGCGGTAATGGTCACAGCCGTCGGAGAAAACAACGTAATGCCGTCACCGGAAAATCGAATATATTGTGATGGCGAGCCGTTCAAGATGCCACCTATGTACACGCCATCGGCGTAATCAAATAGCCGAAACGATCCAGGATTGCTGACTTTTTTCGTTCGCTTGACGCTCGATATATCCCTTTGTGCAAAAGCGCACCACCCGATATCCCCGATGACGGGATCAAGAATAACCGCGTTGGTGCCGCCTTGAATGCGGGTGTACGGGACATTATAGATTATACCGTGCGGTGTGGCGTTACCCGCGCCGTCCACCTGATTTACCATGATCTGTACATCTACAAATCCAACCGCCGAGAGACCGCCGGAATTTGTGGAGTTAATAACTTTTACCACTTGAATAGTATTGATATTGGCCATGCGCTGCGCGATCAAAAAACACGCGGCATTCATATCCGAATTGCGATCGCCTAGCCTTTGAAATCCTACATAAGCTTGTGTAACACTATCAGACACGTTATGTCATCCGATCGTCGGCAAGCCGATATAAGAGCAAGCTAGTTCGGTAAACCAAGAACCTTCTGGCTGCTCTGATTCTAGGGTATGCGCAACCTTGTACACGTTCCATACGCCGTTTGCGCTCGTTATGCTGCTTTGCACTTTAATCTGAGAGCCAAACTTTATAGCTGGATTGAACAGCGTTTTTAGAGAGATCCCGTTATCAGCGAATGTAGGATAGCCGATAAGCCCGGTGGACGGAGACAGCAGAAGCGCAGTCCCGGCCCGCGTGCCATTGATCGGCCAGATAGCTAGTACGCCGTCCTCCACCACCATATTTATGTTGGCTTGATTAGCGAGAGATTGTATCTGCTGCCACGCCGTGCCCGCCAAGTAAGGCGAACTGATCTGAACTGAGACGCCGTTATTCTCAAATTTCAGGCCCATAGTGGACGCAAGCGACTGCATGACTGTCGCCACGTCCACGTTATTCGGCGCGCTCGTCGGCGGTACCGGCGCGAAAGCTTGGATCAAGCCGCCGTAAGCATTAACAACAAAAGCGACCTCCGGGATGGCTTGATAGTCCTGTAGCGCCTCCGCGATCGTGCCTTGAAAAACCGTCGCGGGTTTTTGATCTTCGCTATAGGCGTTCAAGGTAAGCATATTATTTCGGTTAGTCACAGATAATGGCGCGCCGATTAACGGCTTGCCCAGTGTACTAAGCTGGTTCATCAACGATTCGTTCATGCCGAACACGCGCACTTGCGCATTCGTCATGCTCACGCCGCCGGCTTTGACCACGTTCGCCAGGACGCGCAGTCCTGACAAGGTGACTACGTTGAAGCCTGAATTTCCGAAATTGCCGGTCCCGAGGCTGAACGTCACGTCCAGGCTTCTTTTGGCGTAGCCGGACATGGGTTTCCTTGGCCTAGGAGCGTCGTACGGGCCGATCCTAGCAACGGCCGGTGTCATAGGCCACAGGCGTCACTCTGGCCGCCCAGCGCGCTTTGACGGGCGCGATTGTATAGAGAGACGGGGATAAACACGGAGAAGGCGATATGTTGGCAACATATAGCTGCATGAACGAACAACGTAACGCGACAGCTGTAATTGACTTAGTAAAAATAGAAGAAGATGATATATCTTGTGATCTAGAAGATGTTTTTATAGCTTCTGGTCTGCGCGATATGTGGAAAAACCGGGCATATATAATAACCCGATTGAGCGTGCCAAAAACGATGCGGAACAAGGGAATAGCTACAAAGTTATTACACCGCGTTTGCCAAGACGCGGATGCAGAAGAAAATTTTTTAGTCTTGGCAAGGTTGCCTTATTATGGTATCGACGATGATCGGCTCAAAAAATTATATGAGCGCTTTAATTTCTTTGAAGTGTGCGAAGATTTAGAAGGTCTTATGATGCGAAAACCGGCAACGGTTCAACCCAAAAATGTTTCGTCTGCTTCAACATACCAAAGCTGAAACTGCGTTCCGAGACCTGTATATGTCGGGTCCGACCCAGTTCCGTACGTATCAACCCAAAAAAAGTCACCGATAAACCCTAGGTACGCATCGCGTACTATGTTTCTCTGATTTAGGCAGATAACACCGCCAATAATTAGAGTGTTACCTACATAGACATCCATGAACATGCCCGTACTTTTTTGGTATATGTTTAGGGATGTCTGTTGACCTCCTAGATAACACGTCAAGGTTTGATTGGCCAATGACTGAATTGGAATTATCTGCATTACGGCCCCGCCGGGACATATGGTGTTCCGTCTGGATTAGGAATGGTTTGGCCGGGCTGTAACAGAGTAAGACCGCCTGTTGTGCTCGGCACATAAAACGGTTTATCCGCGACAAAGCCCGGGGTACCCAATCCCATCGCCATCGTATCTTGATCATAAACTGGTGTGAGTGGCGCTGTACCGCCACTTAGCGGCGTGGTGGACGGCGTCCCGGTTGCCGGTGTCACAGTTATCTCGCCAACAGAATTACTTGATGCTGTCGAACTAGACACGGAGGTAGGCTGTACTGTACCGGTCTGTGTCTGTGGCGCGCCATCCGGTTGTTGTGCGCTGCCTGTCGGATTGGATACGCTGGCGCTCTGCGCGGGCTGCTGTTGGCCGTTAATGGTCACGTACTGCGCTGCACTGGGCTCGCGAATTTCCATGAGCCAAACTTCTACCAACAACAGCGTAGTGCCCTGATCGTTGCTGCGTCTATAAGCGTAGTGTGTTATGTTACAATTCGTGTATGCCGCTTCTGGTGTAACTACATTCACAAAAGATAAGGAGGCGGCCGCGTTTGCAACTGCTTGAAGAAAATCCGCCCGTGTAGATTGATTAGGGCTGCTGCCCATTAGTAATGTTCCAATGGCGCCTCCATTTAAAATAGTGCTCAAAAGAGATTGAGCGCCGCCGCAAGCAAACACCACCCTTACATCAAACGGGATTTCTACCTTATTATAATTTGCGAATGAACCCCCCTCAATCGGATATGACGGTATTTTATAATCTTTAGCGTATTGAACAGATACCACGCTGTCTGCTAGCAACACCGGATCACCAGTAGACGCCGAAAATATTCCCCACCGTGGTCCCGGCGTCACGCCGAGGATTTGTAGTACTTGCGATGCGTCAGCCGTTAACAACGTTGCTGTATTCACCACCGAATTAAAAGATATAGGCGGCTGGTTAACGGCGGGTACTCCGGGCGCTATAGGTACGTTCGGGTATTGCGGGACCGGGATATTCGGCATCGCCATTAGCGTAATCCCGTATTGGCCTGCGGCACGTAGGCATATTTCTCAATCGCGCTGCTAATCCCCCTCGCTACACCATTTGCGTCAGTAGCTTGAGTGTTTACCGTAATTACACCTATGTTCGTCGTGCTGGAATTTGAGCTGCTTAATTGGCTGTTGCTATTACTATTCTGTACAAGAGAGGGAACAGATGCCGCCCCGACAATAGGCGCTCTAGATATTCCCATAGCTAGATTTTTATCTAGTGTTTGCTGTGTTTCCAACTGTTGCGAGCCTCCCGGTAGGGACGGCCACAAGCCCCGCAGCGCCGCCGCTATCTGCGCTCCATGTCCGCCTTCGGCCACGTCCGCCTCAAGGCTCCGGCCGCCTGTCGCCGCGCGGTACCGTTGCGCGGCGTAAAACCACGCCGCCCGGTCCTGGCTGACAGGCGATCTATCTGTTAGACCGAGCTGTGTTGACACTTCTTGCCATGTACTAGGCAAAAACTGATACCGACCGAATGCGCCCGATGTCGGGTTGATAGCAGAATAATTTCCTTTGCTCTCTGGCGCAGACAAAGCATCTAAGAACGCTTTTTTTGGCGCCGTCATGGTTTGATCTGCGATAGGTGAATTTCCGACTTCGATGGATGATCCGCCAGTCAAGCCTAGATATTTGCCCAAACCGGTAAACCGCGCCACCACGTAGCCGAGCACCCCCAATAGCGCCCCGCCAGCACTCACTGCGAGCCCAAAGCCCCCCGCGACGGCCCCCAAGGCGGCCACCAGGCCACCCGTCAGGGCCACGGATAGCGCCAGGATAGCGCCGGTAAGCGCTGCAAAGGCCGCTTCTGCGACCCTTGGATGCGCAACCAGCCATTCCATGACGCGCGTCAAAACTTGCAGAAAACCGACAAGCGCAGGCGTTAAATCTGTCAGAATGCGTCGGCCAAGGGTTCCCGAAGATTGAGTTAGATCAAGCCATGCTCTTTGTAGCGCGATACCTGCTTCCGCATCTTCCTGCGTAGTATTACCTAGTCTGTGCTGTTGTTCTAGTAGTAACTCAACGCCTTCTCTACCTTGTTCCAATAAACGAATAGTACCGGGATCAAGGCCCATCTGCTGACCGATCGTCATAGCGAGACGTGGGTCCATCGCTTTGAATGCGTTTGCGACGGACAGCAGAAGCGTAGGTAAATCCTTTAGCTGATCTGCATTTGTGATCCCAAGAAACCGCAAAGCCGGAACGATAGATGATTGTCCAGTTGTTAGAAGTTCCTCATACGAATTGGTCAAATTCTGCAATGACCCGGCGGTTGCTTGCGCCGAGCCACCGACGCGCTGCGCAGCACCTTCCCATTCGGACAGAGTTTCCGTGGATAAAGTAAGGCTGGCAGCAAGCCGGCCTGTGCTTGCTTCGGCGCTCACTGTGTCGGCTATAAACGACCTAAGGCCGCGCCCGGCCGTAAAGATCGCAAACAGACCAAGAAGCTCGTTTCTAAGCTTTCCAGTCCGATCTATAGCCTCTTTCTGCTGTTTTTCTTGATCGTCAGCCTGCTTTTTTTCTTCGTTTGCTCTCGCTTTTTCCCTAGCTTTAGCTTCATCGGCAGCTTGTTTTTCCGCAGCTTCGGCTTCTTTGACGGCTTTTTCCTTGGCGCGCGCTAAATCTTCCGCTGCTTTTTGTTGATCTTTAGCTGCTTGTTTGGCGTCTTTAACAGCTTGTTTTTGTGCGTTAGTCGCGTCTTTATCGGCCTGTTTTTGATCGGCGGCGGCTTTTTTTGCCGCATCTGCGGCGTCTTTGTCGGCCTGCTTTTTGTCAGCGGCAGCTTTCTTGGCGGCTTCGGCGGCATCTTGTGCAGCTTGTTTAGCAGCTGCGGCTTTTTCTCGTTCGGCTTTCAAAACCTCGACAACCGCCTCTTTAGCGGCTTGCTTAAACGCCCTTATAGCTGCCGTGGATTTTTTCTGCCCAGCTTCAAAACTAGAAGCGTCTAGGCCAAGCGTAATAAGAAGCTGGTCTATTACGGTTGGCATTAGTCGCGATCTTTCCTTTTCATCAACATTTGCTGATTATGGTTATTAACAGCTATAATTTCTATAAACTTATATAAATCCTCGGTTCCGTATACCGTCTGCAATTCATAAAGGGTAGCTAGGCCGCTTGATACTACGGCTCCAATGGCTCGGTTGATGTTGACGTATTCAATGATTCCGCGAGTTTCGCCAACGAGTACTCGCGCAACTTCGCAATCTCGCCAGCTACGGAAAAACCCAAGTGAAGCTCCAACACCGCATCCCGTAGGCGAAGTCGGGTGGACACTTCCTCGATTTGAGATGACATTACCGGGTCTTTGATCCGCATCTGCGGCGAACCCGGCGGAATGAGCGCCACACAGCCGAACATTTCATCCAGCAACGGCTTCAGCTCCGCCCAAGGGATAGAACCGAATGCCTTGATCCCAACCATGACGATGCCCGCCATGCCTCGATCTAGAACGTCTGGCGGTATTTCATTATTCGATCTGCCTAGCGCGCCCAGTGCGCGGGCCGCCCATGCCTCGGCTTGCTCCGCCGCCATTTCGGTGATTTCAAAGATTTTGCCGTTATCACGATCATCGCTAGATATCGTGATCTGCGTGACTTTGCGTGCCATGTTAAGGTGACGGTGATTGCAGAACACTCTGCCAATGGATCGAAAAACTTCTGGGTTTTAGTATCGTTCCGGCATCTGGCATCGGTTTATAGCCGATAAGAATACCGCGATTAAGCGCCCAGCTCTGTCCCAGCGACGGAAATATGATTACGCCTGACGCGAAATATACTTCGCGGGCCGCTTCGCTCGCGCTCCACCACGTATCGAAATACGCTATGGATGTACTGTCAGCCTGTAGCTCATATTTTTGCTTCTTGATGGTCGCGCGCCAGCCCGCCGACATGCCGCCATCCACGCCAATAACAGTTTCGGCACTTTCTAGATCGTCCATGCTGACAACATTATCAGCTGAAAACCCCTGAAGCTGAAACGGGGTTGTCAGCAATGCCGGCACCGTCAGCGTAATAGCCGAGTTAGCGGCGGTAAGAGTTGGGGTCGTGAGGGACATGCTACTGAACCTCCGTTGAGTTCAGACTAAGTTTGTTAATATTGCCGCCGTCTACGTACCAGAAATTTGCGGGCGGCGATCCTCGATTAGCCCGAACCTGTGCGCTGGCAGCAAGAATTTGCACATACCAGCCGCGAGACGAGAGGAATGTGTCGATCTTGGTGCCGGCTTGATAATTGACTTCGGCAATCTGAGCCTGCGATAACGGCACATTCGGCGTTATAGAGCCAAAATTAACCGCAGACTGAATCGGATCAAGAAGCGCTGCATAAATGAGAGCGTACCCGGAAGGTGCATACGGTATCGATTTTACCGTCGTGTACAAAGTCATAACGGCCAGCTGTAAAGCGGCGTTTAGACTAATCTGGTTTACGTAACTATCCGCCCACTGAAAAGGTCCGGTAACCGACCCGGGAAACAAAAACTGAAAATCTGCATCACTTTCAGCAGAAACCAATCCGTAATAATTATAGCCGTTCGCCACAAGATTTGTCGCGGCTGTCGCGGTAGACACCGTAGTCGGCAGTCCCGATTGGGATTTGTAAGCGAATGCCGTTCGGCCATTCACCTCATTGAAATTGATAGATGCAACCAAGCCGGCTACGAATGATGCATAATTGTAATCAGTGGGCTCATAGATCAGGAATGTGCCCGAATTGCCGTTCTGCTGAAGGATGTAGCCGAGCGATGATGTGGCTTGCGTGCTTTCCGTGGGCGTGATGTCCGTGTCGAAGCATATGTACATAAACTCGTCGTCAGTGCCATTAACCCACTGAGCAAAGAGCTGTTTTTGTGCGTTGCCGTTGCCGCCGTCCGGGTCGAAAAGGGTAAAGAATGTTGCCCAGTTCGTGGTAATAGCGATGATGTTAGTCATGAACGCGATGGGCGTAGCAGCTTGCGACCCCTGCGACAAAACCGCACCCGTAGCCGATGTGAGCGCCAGCGATGCGGATAGCGTGCCCGTCGCGAACGTAATGGTGCCCGTGCCCGGCGTACCGCCCGTCGCAACGAATGCATTCGATACGCTATCATAAGTGAATACCAGCTGGCCGGCGGATATGGCCTCAGATGCGACAGTCTGTGCCCCGCCGGATATGATGTAAGTACCCGTACCACCGGTGCCGGTGCCCAGCTGCGTAATCGTAGAGCCCGACAATACGCTGCTGCCGCTCAATGTCTGTCCGACAGCAAACGTGCCGGAACCCATAGTCGTGACCGTCATCAAGCCGTAATTCTGCGTAATAGTCTCAGATGCAACATTCTGCGATATGCTAACGATGTATGTACCCACACCGCCCGTAGTGCCGCTGGCTTGTGATAAGATCGCGGTGCCAGTAGAAACATTGGAACCGGATAGCACGCCGCCGATGACGATCGAACCCGCTGTTGCCGTTGTCACGGTCATTAGGTTGCCGGTTATCGATCCGGTAAACGTAATGACAGAACCAGCAGCAATAGACGCAGCCGTAGCAACCGCATCAAAATCAGACGGGAAATCGTTGGTGATAATAGTGGCGGCGCTGGAAAAGCTTGTAGCCGCTGCGAGGGATATCGTGCTGCTCGTGCGAGTCACACCATTGACCACCAAGGACAGCGTCCCGGATAGCGCTTGGAGCTGCGCTAATGTCAGTGATCCCAGGCTTCCGCCGCGCAAATAGGGATAGACCGCCGTTTGTGGGTACTGCGTAAACAGCATCGCGCCGGGCTTTTGGTCGCTATTCGTAAAGCCGTTGAAGTACACGGTAGCGGCTGCCGCTTGTTTTGATGTCGCGCCGAAATACGCGGCAACAGCGGCTTGTGTCGGAAAGGACAAGATCGATCCGATCGGCACGCGCGTGCCGCCATCCAACGCCAGGCCGATCATTTGCAGACCTTGGCCGCCCGCGCCCAACACCCCGGGGATGACATCCACGTAAAGGCTGGCCGGGATACTCGCGGTATAACTCATGAGACAAGCTCCTACGACTTAGCCGGTAATTGGAAAATATTAGTTACAAACTGGGTAAAGAACTGTTGCGGAGTTATGACCATTTGATTTGCTTGCATATGCAGATCCATCGACCATCGCCGCTCATACTGCGACTCTGCATTCATGAACGGCATTTGGTGTGCTTGATCTGCGTATAGCGGCGCTACGCCTAGACCAGTTTCATCAAAAAACCTGCACGCATAATAATCACGAAATAGCGTGGCGATTATCTGCACATTATCAGCCGAACACGGGCCGTGAACATCCACCTGAACCGTGACCCGCGTGGATTGCTCTTTGGTCGCGGTGCCGGCAAACAACGAAGCCGCGTTAAGAGGCACAAGCGGGGCGCATGAAATTTGATACGTGCCCGGGCCGCCAAGCGGGCCGCCGGCGTTCGTGATCTGACATTGAATAGTCGTGTTTGGCAGAACGTTTTCGCCGAACAGCGGGGCGCCAGCTATAATCGTACCCAACGATACAGATGCGACTGTCAATACATTATCTGATGTACTGCCGATGAGCGCGCAATCACCAAACGTATTGATGTTCGTATTCATCCGAACACGGAACAAAGGCGTTAGCTCTATCCAGTCTTTGGCGCGCGGTTCCGGCACGCGATTATCCTGCGATAAGACGATTTCAATGTCCCGGGGCATAATATCGCGCAGGAATGCGGCGAGCGCTGACATGACTTGATAGTCAGTCAGGGACAGCGATACGGCCATGACGGCGCCTAGCTAGGATGCGGTTTGTCGGGCTTCAGAAGGCGCTACAGGCCGGTCTGCCGTCAAGCGGCTACCGTTGGGGCGGAAAAGCGCTGGATGGCGTGTAGCGCCTTCTGAGACCAAAAATGGGCACAAATCGCGCCGAAATTTACGGGTAGGACACCACCACACGTTTGCCCGACGCGAGCATCGTTTGCGTGATTTTCTGCTTCCCGCCAAACCATGACATATAAATATGTTCACGCCCCTGAACAATGTATTTGTTATTTTTATTCTTTGTCAATTCTGAGTTTTTTATTAGATGTTCAATTTTCTTACTAATCCGTGTTTTGGGGCTTTTAGGCCATGTTCTACTATCGAGAAAATGCTGGGGATAAATAAATATGCGCGACGGCCGACGTTTGGGGAAACGCCGCATCGAGGTACGGATTAAAGCACGATCAGCCCAAAGCTCGCATTTGTATGACAGCATTACACTACTCTACAAGATGTAACTTAAAGCCGCGTACCGGGCGATCATCTTCCTCGGCATCGCACGGCGGAAACTCGATCCGGGCTTGATCTGCCGCTGCGCCGGTAATTTCATCCAATAAAACGCGCATGCGTTTTACCTCGACCAAAGCCAGTTCCAGCTGCCGCCGCAGCCGATCAATGTCCATTTCCCAATGCGCGAAAATGAACGGAAACTGATCTAGGGACTGCCGGATCAGCGCTAAGCGCTGATCCGCAGTCAAATCTTGTTCGTCGGCGTCTATCACGAGAGTTTCGCGCAGACGTAGACCAGTGTGAAGATCAGCGCTAGGATCGGATAAAGAACGACCCGCTTCAGCCATTCCGAAGCGCCAGGAAACATCGCCGGCTTGGTCGGAATGTACTCCCGCGCTTTGGCCGCAGGTCGATAGTCATCAAGTTCGATCACTGGCATTTGCCGCTCCCTAATAGACGCACCGCTGTCTATATACAGCGGTCTGTCACGCGCGGCGACCGGGCCATGGGTAGCTACGGCTGACATTGGGCGGGGCGGCGTTGGGCGCGGTCACGGCGGCCGGCTGCACGTCTTTGCCGGCAGCGCGATACGCAGCTGCTACGGCTTGCTTTTGTGGATATCCCGCATCCACCATTTCTTTGATATTCGCTGACAAGGTTTGCGGGCTTGAGCCTTTTTTGAGCGGCATTTTCTGCTCCTAAGCGATTTCAGGGGGCTGCGTTTCATTTTGCATGGTAACGGCTACTTTGCACCAGTCAGGCCACTTTTCTAATACGCCAACCACAAGCCAATAGCGGTTATTGGCGAATATGAGATCACCGCCTTTTGCTAGGATGCGGATCGCGCCACTCAATGCGCCGTTCATATATATTGTTGTGTCAACGCTTTGAAGGTTCATGCCTTCAAGCTTTTTCAGATCACTCTGCGCGGCCGCTTGTATCTGCACGTAGGCAGTAACCGGCGGTGCATAGATCGGGGTGCGCCCCGCATTCGGCAGCGATTTATAGCCTATGTTTTGATACAGACCTGCAGCAACTTCCGGATTAACCGAAGCTATGGCACCGCGCACAATGTTATGCAAATTCATGTGTTGATGACGTTATATTCAGCGCTATTCCACATAAACCCAGTATCAATTAAGGGCTTGTCATGGCCTTTTTTCGCGATCGTACTTGGCGCATTTGGCGGTTCCCAAAGATCGTTTATGGACTGCCGCAGCTGGCCAACTATCAATTCGCCCATCATGCTTAAGGTCAAATTGACATCGTAATCGTTCATTTCAAGACGCTTGGCGATTTCCTCGCCCCACGTGTTCCCGTACTGAGCGATCATGTTCCGAAAAAACGGCCTAGGTGGGATGTTTATGACATGCGCGCCGACATAGTGATCTGATGCAAAGTCTGCTTTAGATTTTTTAACAAATTTGCCTTGTTTCGCAAAACCGGTGCCGTCTTTGTTCAGCTTTCGATAAACAGTAGTCGTAGTCGGTTCGCGCTCTATTCTGGCACCAAATTCGTTAATGAATGCGATATAGGCAACAGATTCACCGGTTTCCGGATAGGTCTTGTTACCGAGAAATCCAACTTGTACCGTAGGCTGTTTTCCTACGCTGAGCTTCTTGCCGATTTCGGCTAGAACCTTGACCGCTTTTTCGCCGCCTGTGACGCCCGACATTACCAGCCCCGACCATAATAGCCGCGACCATAGTAGCCGCCATAGGGACCAACGCCAAGATATGGCTGCGGTCCCGACGTATACCGAAACGTCCGATAGACCGCTGTCGCCGTCCAAAATGCGGCGCCGTACTTGGTTTGCAAGAACCATGCGCCGTTAGGATCATCAGGCATAACCGCTGACACGGATACGCTGCCTTCCGAAGCAGTGGACACGCGGCCAACAAGATCGGGCGCCGGTTGCCCATGCATGGGCTGAAACAGCTTTGCTAGATGCGCTACCAACATATTCAGCAGTGTCAGACGTTTGCGCGGATTACGCACAAGGCTATAAGGCCCGCTATCGAGATACAGCGTTGCCGTATCAAAATACATCTGCGCTTCGCCGGGGCTTACGCTGCCGTTGAACTCCGGATACGATATCTGCCAAAGCGAATAGTCAAAGCAAACCGGCCCGCAGGGCGTACATGTACCAGACATTACGTTTCCCAATCGTTCTCTTTGAATGTTTTGAGCTTACGTTTCGGAACTCGTATATCATCGTCGGGCTTGATACGCTCCATCCCGCTTTTCAGCTCTTTTTTCTCTTTGGCTTCTCCCTGTGCCATGCTGGGCTTTTCGTATGCGAAGATCAGCCCATGCTTGACGATATCGCTATCCTGATTTTGTTCCAGCCATACTTCCCAAATTTCAGCCGGTACATTAGGCGTCAAAGCAAACCCGCCGATGACCATGCAGGACGGCGATCGGCCGTGCGGCGCGGCGTTGCCGTTAATCTTGACGCGCGTGCTACCGCCGCCGACCTCCATATGCTGTTCTACAGTCCGAATCCCGCCAGGCATGGGCTCGGAAACTTCGGTTTTTTCAAACACCCGCAGAACAATACCCAACGGCAGCTTACACGCCACGGTCACAACAGACATGGATCGTTTCCTGATTAAACGCCAACCATGGAAGCAATGGCGAAAGGCTGCCGCACGACAGCGCCCCAGGTGCCTTGCGTCATTTTCTGCTTAAAGCTAGACATCGCGCGGATGATCGGATGAGCACGCAGCTTTTCGTTGAAAGCGCAGTACCCCGTATCTTGACCTTCCACGCTCTCGCAAATCAGCTGCACAAAATTGCCGGCCGCGATACCCTGTGGGTTAGCCGCGCTGATGGCGCCGTACTGAACGGCGGTTTCGATGCGCAAATTGGGAAAGTTCTTTTTCAGCAGATCGTTGACGTTGACGTTAAAGCTGTTAGTCGCAGTCAAGGCTGTGGCGGAGCTGGGAGACATCGCCAGTACCAGGCGATCCTCCTGCGTAATCAAGCCGCCCGCCTGCGCTACCAGCTCCAAAAACAAACTTTGAATATCAAGATAGACCTCATTAGCCTGTGCCGCGATGACCCCCGCATTGATCCACTTAACACCGCCATATGCCTTCAACGCTGGTGTCAGACTGGCAGACAGATATGGATCATTCAACAATCCATAGTTCTGCAACCCCTGCACGCCGAAAGCATAGGTGAAGTTCTGAAATTTGTTCAAAACCAAAATAGCCGCCTCGTTCAGCGCCGCAGCCCATGCGATGCGCGCAAGCCCCGCGCGTTCCATTTCCAGCTCACCATACTCGATGATGGTCTGATACAGATATGACTGCCGCTGCGGGAACTCATAGTTCACGCCGGCATGGCCGTTCTCGGCAAAATCGCCGTAGCTAGACACTTCGCCGTCGCGTTCCACAAGCGGGAACATGATGGTCTGATCGAGCCACGAACCTTTGCGTACTTCACTGAAGATCGTGGCCAGCTTGTTCGGCGCGATCAACACCTTCAGAATGTTGGGATCGATCATCGTCGTAAGCATCGCCGGGATGCCGCTATTCGGCGTGGTGACAAGCCCCGGCTGGGCGTCCATCGCCAAGCGAAAATCACGCTTCCATTCCGGGCGAATATAATCCACCGCGTCAGTATAGATGCCCCACTGACTCTGCATTAGGGCAAGTTCGGGATTAACGTGCATTATCATTATACTCCTGGATTAGCCTAATGCGTGCGAAGACATCTTGATAAGCTCACCTGCGGCACCGGTAGACATCGCAAACCACTTCGTTTCGATATTCGCGGCAACCGTCAGCGTTTCAGACGCCACGGTCTGCGATGGCGAAACGAAGTAGGTACCAGCACCGCCGGTCCCGGTCCCTAGCTGGGCGATATAAGTGCCCGCCGTCACACCGGTGCCGGTAAGCGTATCGCCCAGCGCCAGCGCGCCGGATGCGACGCTAGTAACCGTCAATGTGCCGTACGTGGCCGTGATGGTGGTAGACGCTACGGTCTGTTCGGGAATGCTGACGTAGTACGAGCCGATCCCGCCGGCCGTGCCGCTGATCTGCGAAGTGATCTGCGTGCCGCTGGCGACGTTCGCGCCGGACAAGATCGCGCCGGTCACCAGCGTACCGGATGTGACGCCGGTAACCGTCAGCACATTGCCGGCAATCGAACCTGTCACAGAGGCGGTAGACGCCGCGATCGAGCCCGTGACAGAAGCACCGGTAGTCGGATTGCCGGTAGCCGCAAAGTTAATCGCGCCGGTACTGAGGCTAGCATACGCTTTCATTCCGATAGCAACTTCATTGCTGCCCGCGTTTTTGACCCAAAAATCGCCGCCGGAGAATAGCACCACAGGAAAGCCCTGCGGAATAACGCTACTGGCTTCCGCCAGATACAGCGTAATCAGCGCCTGCTGTGATCTGTGCACGAAACCAGTCGGCGCGATCCCGTTGGGCGAATAATTATTGACGGTACCGTTGCCGGCTTCGTCCTGCCAGGCGAATGTGCCAACAGTCACCCCGTTCGGGCCCGCAACAAAAGCGCCCGGCCCGGCAAGAGCCGTCCATCGGGGATTGGCGCTGGCAAAATCACCCGCCACCCCGGGCGCGGGCTGCGTATTAACGACCTGCTGAAACGGCATGATATGTACTCCTTATGCGACCGATTTCAGCCGATAAAAGCCGGGAAACCGTTCTTCGATCGATTTTGTGGCCGCCGAGTCATTCGCTAGGGGCGGCGACGAGCGGCGATCATCGCCGGGCTTGGGCTGTGCCAGCAAGATATGCTTGTACGCATCCGGATGTACGCCGTTCACGCTAATTCCCAGCGTATTGAGCGCAAAACGGAATACATCCTCGGCGGTATCCTGCGCAATCGCTAGATCGCCGATATATGGCCGCACGATGCGCTCCGCCTCGCGCACGGCCGACTGGCGGGCGCGGTCCTGCGCTAGGGCCACGCCTATCGCGGCATCCATGGCCTTTTTGTCGCGCGCTTTTCTGTCGCGCCCCTCGCGCATTTTGACCGCGCGTTCCTCGGGCGTCTCATCTTCCTCGGCTTCGTCGCCGGCATCCATCATATCATCTTCGTAATCGTCATCTTCTGCGCGGCGATCTTTCGCGGCCTTCATATCGCGCGCTTTCTTATCCTTCGCCGCTTTGTCTTTCGCGGCCTTATCCTTCGCCGCCTTCATGTCACGCGCCTTTTTATCCTTGGCTTCTTTCTTCTTTTTTTCTTCCTCATCCATATCCTCATCGATGCCGGAATTGGTATCTTCCGGATCGGGATCGCCGGTCAGACCCTCGGGGATATCCGCATCTTCGCCTTCGCGATCGAGGCTATCCAGGAAGCCATGCACATCCTCCATGCTGGCATCCTGAGCCAATTTGCCGGCCGCCGCCGCCATCAGCCGGCGGGCAATGACCGGCTTCGCCTCCGGCCAATTACTGGCCGTAGTGCCCAGCAGGACCGATTTGAGATCGATCTGAGCGTCAGCTGCAAGCTTAGGCTTGAGGTAGGCACTCAAGGCGCCACGCACATAAATCGCCTTGCCAGAGATAACAGGCTTTGCATTCGGCATTGGGAACTCCTCGACAATAGTACGGATACGTTTTGAAAGACGCAATGGCATCGCGTCGCCTATAACCACGTCGGGGCCCGCGCGGCCTTCTGCTACGATAGCGACATGGTTGCCGACGATGTCGCGCATCACACCATCGTAGTGCTGGCCCAGGAAACTGCCGGGCGACATATCCGGATAATATCCGTAACCGCATGACAGCTGCAATTTGCGGCCGCTTTCGATGTCGCGGATATCATTGCCGTCCCAGATAACTAAACTGTTGCGCAGATATTCGCCATCAAAGTTAGCATCCGTTCCCGTCGATCCAGCAACAACATTCTTATGCGGGTCATCGGCGGATACGCCGATATGCAAGCTCATGATCTGGATGTTGTTGAAGGAATGCGCGGCTTTTCGTAGTTCATCCGACGAACGGTAAAGATAGTATATCTTATCCGGACGAAGCCCTAATTCCTCCCAAAGAGGTATTTCACTGCCGATATAAGGACAAATGTTGGCCTTTGATATATTAGCCATGCGGACATGCAGCCTCTTATATGCATCGTAATAGCGCATAGACGCATCTAGGGCGAGGTTGGCTGATGGCATGCTAGAAAACCTTTAGGCCGCGAACGTCAGCGGCGCGCGCCCGCTAGGTACATACGTAGGAAAGTTCATATTGCTCGCGATATACATCTGCGCGGAAGCCGTGCTATCAACGTAGACCTGATATTCCGGAGATATAGCCGCCGCAAACACAGAATCGCTAAACCACATTTGAGAGTTTATCAGCGCGGCTGCGTTTACGTCATAAGAGCTAACATTATCCGTAGACGGACCTATGAAGCAGCCGACATTCCACGTTTTGCAATAGTTATCATCGATTATCGGCCCGCTAGTGGAATTAATAGCGAGGCATAGAACACGAGTACCCCAACAATAGTCATGTCCGGTAAAGCAATTATTGGAAGCCGCAGCCGTGTTGAACCCTGCATAGATCGCGACGCACTCAAACTCATGAAAATTTGGCGATGTGTTGGGTGTAACACCATCCGCTTCATAGGAATGATAGTTGAATGTGTCAGCCTGCCCGGACGCGCCTAGGCATTGGTAGACGTAGACCGTGCAATAACTTTGAATAGACAAACAGTTGTTATTATTAGACGAACCCTGAAACGAACAATTATTAAAAACGAAGGTCTGCCCGGTAACGGTCGAGACGTTGTACGCGATAAAGCACGCGCTACCGCCGACAAAATCCAATCCCTCAACATATGTGAACTGATTATTCTGAGAGCCGGCACGCCCATTGTTAACAGAGACGCTGCCGATAACATTCGCGTCTGCGGCACGGCCAGTCGGCGTGCTAACATACGTGTTAGTGCCATCATAATAATAACTGCCAGGATTGGCCGCTACCGCCGCGACAGATGTCTGTAGCGTATAGACCTGATACATCGGCGGGCAGTGGGTGACCGTGTGCACTGTCGCGCCATCGCCGAGAATATACTGGCCATTGACCGTGCATTTCTGCCCAGCCGGGATGACGAGCGATGGTTGCGACGCCGATGCAATATCGATGACGCTATAGAAGTGCGTCGCGACCTGATAGACGTTGCTATAGGTCCCGTTCTGCGTCCATGAAGTGGGCGTGGACGCGCCGGTCTGCGTACAGATAAACCGGTAGCCGGTGCGATTAGTTATTACAACGTTCGCGGTTGGCTGGTAATTGCTCCATCCCGCACTGCCCAGCGCCACATAGTTCGCCGACAGAACGAGCTGAATGCCGATTGTGACACCCGCGCTGCCTTGGGCAAGCGCATGCCCCAACGTTTTGAATGCAGCTGACGATGACAATCCGGAATTACTATCCGATCCGTTGACGGGATCAAGATAGTACTGCGTATTGATTGTCGGGATAAGTGATGTAGGATTGAAATTGTGAACGATCTGCCCGGACGGGAGCCGCCCGACCGTCCACGACGTGGTATAGCCGAAACCGCTTGGTGGCGCGACGGCGGTGTAGGGGCGCGCGGCGCCATGACCGCGCGCCCAAGCAGGCGATGCGGCGATGGCAAGGGCACTGACCCCGGCTAGGAGCTGTCTACGCCGGATCATTGGCCGTCGCACCCATATGTAGCCGTACCAGACAAAGATGCTCCGTTGAACGTTATGCCGGTGAGATTGTAAGTGACATAAAATCCGCTTAATGCAGAGTTAGGCTCTCCGTGACAATGATTGTAGATCGTGAATGCGTTGGTAAACGTCAGCAAGCACGATGTCGGCGAGCCCGTGCCAAACGTTACGCTGCCAGACCAGTCCGTCGCGTTTGCGTCTGCCGCCGGAGTGCCGCCCCCGCATGCGCTGACGACTGGCTTGACATTGGAACCACTGACAAGATGCTGAACTGAAACATGATCATTTTGATCTATCTCAAACGCATGCGCGGAATTGATATCCAGCGCTAGACAGTTCGATGCCGCGCACCCGCTCATGCCCGTGCCGCTCGCCGTGGTCGTGAGCCCGCTCAAATTGTATCGGTTGAGCAAGATTGTGGTGACGATGGCCGGAAACGATGCCGAGGTCGTGGCGTTGGCCACGATCGAGGAAGCCGGAAAGGTCGAGAGATACGTACCGACCTGCTCGCCTGCTAGGGTGCTAGATGAGGTGACGTAGAAGCGCCAGATGCCGGATTGACCGGAAATCAGATGCGCAGTGGTAAGCTGCGTAATACCGGAGCCCCACGTAATCGACATATCGTAAGCGGTAGTGTTTTTGGCCGTAAACCAGAACATCTGGCCGACCTGAGGGGTAGTCAGCGCGGCGATAATGTTGGCCGCGGTGTCGGTGGTATCCGTGAACGCAGCTGTCGGGCCGCTGCGCTGGATGTCGCCACCAGCGATAGCCGACGCCGTCAGCGTAGTATTAGAGGTCGCTGTGACGCTCGTGCTGGATGCGGTCTGGAAGATGCTCGGCGTGGTGCTGGAATTGATCGTGGATATGCCGCCACCACCCAAACCAGTGACCGACGTGACGCCGCCTCCGCCGCCCGGGACGATAGCCGTGCACGCATCGCCGAAATAATTGGTGCCGTCCGATACAATGTTGCACTGAGTATTTGGCGCGATCGAGAGTGATAATGCGCCTCGGATTGTGCTGCCACTGGGCGTGAGCGTGATGGTACCGGAGGGACTGTCATTGACGATGGTCACGGAGAAGCCGGCGCCGTAGCCGGTTGTGGTGGGCGCGACGATCGTCCACGCAGATGCTGATGTCCCGGTGTATCGCAGATCAGTGGCGTTGTCGCCGGGCTGGATCGGGTAAGATGTTCCGGTGACGGGCGTGCCGCCGTTGCCCAGCAAGGTCGTGGTGGAGATAACTCCCAAGGGGCTTTGCGCCAAGCCGGCGCCGATTGAATAAGGGTTTGCGGCGAACGCATGAAGCGCTAGCAGCGAAAGAGATGCAGCGCAGACTATGAGTTTTTTCATGATCAAAAAACGCTCCATACGGAGGTAGTGGTATTGGGGTAGAAGACGAAACCTCCGCCATTAACATCGATTACGGCGGAGCTAAGCCCCGTTGAAAGCGTCCAACCGGCAGCCGGGACGATTGTCTGCGGGTTGGCGCCTTCATTGCCGTTGGCGCCGCCGACGATGTAAGGCTGACCATTGCCGTTGCCTGCGTTGATGGCGGCGGTTGTCGGCAGCGTAAATGTCGTGATGCCGGAACCTCCCTCGATCTGCGTCAATCGGGGAGTACCGGATATCGATGCAGCTGTGCCCGCCGGTAGCGTGACAGGTGCCGCCAGGCCGCCTCCGCCGCCCCCTCCGGACGCTAGAGCTGCGGCGAGCGTCTGCTGACTGCCGCCTGACGGGGTGACTAGCAGCGTGCCGATCGCCTGGACGCGCAGGTCCGGGGCCGTGACTAGCAATGCATCACCGTTAAGGGCGCCGCTCATGCTCGCACCGTGGGGGCTATCCGTGACATGGGGTTTCCTTGATTTTGGGAGAGGCTACATGCCGGTCGGCTTAGCGCCGGTCGGCCTAGCGATCGGCTTAGCGCCGGTCGGCTTAGCGCCGGTCGGCCTAGCGATCGGCTTAGCGCCGGTCGGCCTAGCGATCGGCTTAGCGCCGGTCGGCCTAGCGATCGGCTTAGCGAGCGGCTTAGCGAGCGGCTTAGCGCCGGTCGGCCTGGCGCCGGTCGGCCTAGCGATCGGCTTAGCGCCGGTCGGCTTAGCGCCGGTCGCTAGGCCAATGCGTGGCTTGGCTAATAGGGTAGTAGCGCCCGGGTGATGGTCGGCTTCCACGGGCAGATTTGGCGCCTAGAAATAGGACACGGATAGTTGCGCCCCGGTCGGTACCGCCGACAGCGCGATGCCGGTTCCGCAGGGCCACTCTAGCGTAATGATCTGGCCGGACGTCAGCGCCGTGTAGGGTGCGGAATAGACCTCATTAGTGGCGGAGGCGGATGCTAACGACGCCGTATCATTGAGGGTGAGCGCGCCCGCGCTGCCCGGCGCGATGACAATGAGACGCGCGATCGCGCCCGGACCTGCCTTGACGACTGTCGCGGCGGTTACGCCCAGCGCGCTACTGCCTCCGCCCGTGTACACGTCCGGGATGCCCGGCGGTAATGTCATGTTTTTATGATCCTAAACTGGATTTAACATATATGGCGTTGACGGCAGTACAGAACAACGCTATATAAACAACAGCAGCAGGCGATCATGTTCTGCTAGATTTACCGGAGGGTAATATCATGACGAAGTTTCATGTTATGCGCGGCGACTATCTCGTTAACGGCTATATCAGTGACTTGCACGGGCGTCGGCTGTACG